GCACACTGATCCACACCCTGAAATGGAAAATATGACGGTGAGGATAACCCAAAAACGATACATCGTATTCATCTCCTGTAGCTAATGCGGGATCTGTAAGTGCCGCTGGATATTTGTGAATGCCTTCTTTCTGGAAATTAACCCAGATCATTTTTAAAGGGCGAATGTCTTGCTTGATAATCATACTGTTTTGTCGCTATTATATTTGTCCCAAGGAGTAAACTTAGAACGATCTTTTAAATCATGTAGACTATGTGTCCACACACCGGGATTAGTTGCTTTAAAATCTTTATCATCTATTTTAAGCATTGTATTATAATTCCATAATTTAATATAAGGAATTGGAACTCTAATTTGTGGAATGAAATTATCGTATTCATTTAACGGGCCTTCGTTGAATTCTTCAACAGCACTTAATGGAATGTCAAGGCTACACAGTATACCCATTTTTAAATAGTGTTCGATCATAGCCTCCCACTCTTTCCAATCTTCTCGTGTTTTCGGATCAAAGCTATGATCAGCACCAAAGAAGATATGTGTGCCTATATTTTGTAGTCTGGGGGTTATTTCTGTAGTAGGTTGGATACCGATTACAAATAATGTATCCATTCCATATGCAGGAGTATGCTCTACTTCTTTACCTGTAAAGAATCGCACACCTTCTGGATCAAATGCACCTTTGTGTTCACGCTTCATTCTTATTTGCCTTTGATTGTTCGTATTGTTTAAAAAGTCTAGTTACATCTTCCATCCGTTCGGCAAACACATGCGGGCTTGCTTCTGCAGCCTGTTGCATATCCCACGTACTAGGATAGTGACGAAGGATTCCGCGAGCACGTTGGCGTATTTCTTTTGGAATACGCTTAGTAATGTTTGGATCAGCTATTGCACGTAGAAATTCTTCTGCGTACAGAACTGCTCGGAATCTTTCGTCTGGCATTGTCATGTGTGTATTATACGATAAATGTAATGTAAAATCAAGTAGGATGGCTAAACGGACGAGGAGCACCTTTGAAATAATTATATCCAAATGCCTCATCCATAACAACTAGTGAATAGTTTGAAAATAAATGTGCCTGTCCGTTGTATGGCAATCCGTATGACATTGCTCTTTGATTAAGATCGAGCACGTAATTAAATCTAAAATTATTGTCTAATTGTTTGATAGAGTTTTCTTTTGCAGCTCGCCAAAATGGTGTATCAAATGTAGTACCACCGTGATAGTAAAAATTAAGAATATCTTCAGTAATTTGTGATTCGTGAATAAACTGCGCATTTGCTTCTGGTTCATTCATGCCATTTAGCAGCACTTGAATTATTAAATCACAAGTGGCAATGTATTGATTAATTGATGTTGCACTAATAGGTTCAAAAAACAATGCTCTATTACCATTCTTCATTACTCGTTTGTTAACAAATTTTGATGTATAGTATGAGTTAAATGCATATTCTCGATACTCGTTAGAGGTAGTTAATTGATCAACACCTATTTTTAATATGCTAGCCATATCTTTCTGAGCTTCTTCAACAGGCGTAATTACATCGTTAAACAAGTATCCGTAAGTTTTTCTTGATTGTAGTGGAATGCCAAACATCCAACCGTTAGGTGTTGCAATGTGCTCAGTGTATTGTATTGGGTCAAATTCCAAAAAGCTGTAGACTAAACAGCGATTCATAATAGTACATGTGCTTTTAATGTACTCATCTTCGTCGCTAGGAAATCCACCGCAGTCAATAACCCAATCAAATACTTCTTCCTTGCCATTGATTTCTAAGGTAACGTTATCGTTAGTGTTAGTAACTTTATCAACATTTCCTTCTATAACTTTAAATTTTTCTGGCCACAATGTTGGAAATCTGGAAAAAGCAAATTCTTTTAATTTAAAGTTATTAAAATGAACAGCAACTCCACCGCTTAATAACGGATTAAGCCACGGCTCATCTCTCCAATTAATAAACTGTGTACCAAATTTTAAAGTGCTATCAAGTTTATCAGTATCTGCTAAGAGAGAAAATCTAGTTCCTAGTTCTAATAGTCGAATAAAACTAGGATTAGTACTTTCACCTATTCCTAAAATAGGAATATTTGGATTATATATTGAAACAACATCCCATTCATTACTTAATGATGCTAGCAGTTTGCATAGTGTAACAATACCTGCACTGCCTACACCGATGACTCCGATGCGTCTTTTCATTTTACACTATCCTCTAAGTCGTCAAGTTTATGAATTTCTTCGTCAGTAAATTCATCACCATGTTCGTCTGAAGCAGGGTCCTCGTCGATGTCAAATAATACACTAAACTGACTACTTGCATTAGTCATTTTGTTACCAGTATTGCCTCTAGTACCAATAATAGTATCAAAATAATTTTTATAAAGATCGACTAGTCTGTTTGCTTCGTCTCTAGTAGTTGCTGCAAAGATAGCTTCAACCATATCTTTAAAATAACGCAAGTCGTAAAAGAAATCTTTCTTTCTATGTGCGTATACTGTATCCATCATTGCTGGCATAATGTTGCTGTCGTATGCTTGGTTAGCTGTTTGCACAGCATTGATATGACTCCATACATTATGACCCATTTGTATAGCATAGCTAAATGAATCCCAACTTGTGCGATTGCTAACTTTACCTAACTTGTTTAAGTCTGGAGGAATTAACCAATCATTTAAATTTGTTGGGTCTGGATTTGTAACACCTGGTTTAGGTGTGCCGGCACCGTAAATACAAATTTCATTAATCCGAACTTGATCAATTAACGGACTTGGATCAAAGTTACTAAAAATTTTATCTTGAATTACTGCGTCTTTGAAGAGTCTTGTGTCTTGAGCGTACTTTTTGTCATCAGCAGACGGCACCATTCTGTAGACCCACTTTTGTCTGTCGGTGAGTTCTGTTTGGATGTAGATTTGTCCGTTTGCTGTTGCCAAAAACGGTGAGGCGCAGTCAAAAGATATGGTAAAGTTTTCATTGTGGTATTTCCTTACAGCTCGTTGAATATCAGTTAATAAAACAGCCCACTCTAATTTAGAGGTGCCCAAGAAGTGCATCCAATCATGTTGACCCTTTTCAAGTAGTCCGTCAAATCGTAATGCAACTAATCTTTTTAGTACTAAGTGTACATCGCACATATTCTGTCCACCCATGGCCCAGCCGTTAAAGGCTTTATCTCCATAGATGTTAGGATCGCAAAAGTCTTTCATCTTTTGATACCAGTCTTCTGCTTGTGCGTGATTCTCGCCTTGTAAAACGTTTAAAAACTTACAAGCACCTGTTCGGTGTTGTATCCAGTATGAGTTATTGTATCTAGTTGCGTCTACAGCTTCGTCATAGCTAGTAATGCCAGTTGCTGCACGTCCTGCTGGACTACGTTCAACCCACGCTGGAATATCAAGGACCATACCATAGTCCATAAGTGTGTCCATCCAGGTTAACACCTGTGTACGCTTCTTATGTGCCGCATCAAGTTTTGCTTGATATTGCTTAACGTGATCGACTTTAGTGTACTTAGGATTGCCTTTCTTATCAAGAGCGTGGTTACCGGTTGCGTCAATAACGGGTACAAGCTCTATGCCTTTGGCAATACATTCTGCCATTTTAGCCTGTACTTCTGGACCAGTTGGATCTCTCCATTCACCTTCCCATACACCTTTACCGATCTGGAATCCGCCCGAGTCGCCTAACACCCAAGATGTTGAACGGTCTCGTTTGCGGAACATATCTTCGCATTGATCCGGTTTAGTGAGATCTAAATTAGCATGTCCTGCTGAATACAAACACCATCTATAGTAAAACTCGCCCTTATCTGGTTCTAGATAATTAAGCCCGTCCATACCACTTGCCCATGGCGCTGGTATACGTGCAGGATCTACATAGTTACCATAGTGCTGTCTACCAATAAAGGTAGCATAAAATCCAGATGTTGCGGGCAAAAATACTGCGTAGTCGTTTTGTGTTGCTGTTAAATTCTTATTCAATTTTGCCCCATTTAATCTTTAGCCAGATTCTTTCGTGTATGTAGTAGTCAATACTCAAAAGAATATGTAGTACTGTAGCAAATCCAGTAGCACTTCCTAAGTCACCTGTAAACAAATAAGTCCATAGGATAGTGAACACCCACGCTGTTAGGCGATAGGTGATCATTCTTACAACTGTTCTTTTGTGAGTTTCCATTACTTTGTTTGTGCTGGTAAAAAGTAGTTGTATTCAGCCATTCCGCTGTCAACTGTAATTTGCATTACGCCTACATCTGCAATACGAACAGTCTTATCGCCAGTTAATGATAAAATGCTCATAACTTGTGTAACTGGCCATGCCCAAGTTTGTTTTAATTTACCTGAAACATTTGCTTCGAAAATAAAGCTACCTGCGTGTGTACTTGCATCACCAAAGTTAAAAATTAAGTTATCGTTATCTGTACTAACTTGGAATACTGTTTCTTCACTATTTGCGTTTGCTTGAAACTTTAAACGTTGAATAGCTGCTGCGCTTGGTTCAAATTCAATGTTCCATGTAGCACCTTTGAATTTAACAGTCTTTAATTTTTCATTGACAACTTCTGTATTCATAAAACGATAGTCGTTTTGAAAGTCGCCTGTTTCGTTTTCGAAGTGTAGTCCTGTTGGAACTTCTTCTCCGTTACGCTGTCCAGTTGACACAGTAATTTTTGCCTTTTCTTTGTATTCTGGGCAAGCAAGGTGGATAGCTAATTTGTTTAAGTTAGGCATACCAAATACACCTTCAAAGTTACTAATTGGTGTTTTAGTTGTTGCGTTAACAATAACAGAACGATCTTCGGCCATTGCTTCAATGTCTGTGTTTTCTGTTGTGCTTGTAATCTTCACCAAAGGAATAATTCCTAGTGAATGTGTATGTGTTACGATGTCTTGTAAAATGTCTTTCATGATTTTCTCCGTATAGTTGATTTTATTTAGATCTTAGTTAAATGTCAATAGAATTTCTTACCGTTTTATTGTAATTAACAGCCGAATCTATAACGCTTAAATTAATGCCTTTGCTATTTGCATAGTGTAAAAGTGCTGCTGTATCCTTAGGGAAACACGCACCACCGAATCCCCTTTCTCCATCTAGCCCTGGTACTAGGCTATGTCCAGCACCAATGCGAGTATCTTGTGCTACTAACTGTCTAACTACATCAAAGTCTGCACCTGACGCATTGCATAAGTCAAACAATTGATTAAAGAATGACACTTTAGTTGCCAAAAAGGCGTTTCGTGAATACTTTATCAATGCTGCTTCGGTTGGACTACAGTGAAAGTATAGTTTGCAGTTAGTTAATACTGGTGTAAACACATCTTGCCAAAAGCCATCTGGATCTACACCGCCAAAAACTACGTGTGTCTGATCAAGGAAGTCTTGGTTGGCAGTCTTAGCACGTAAAAATTCTGGACTGTATGTAATGGTTAAATTTGAATATATCTCGTTTAACGCTTCAGTAACTACTGGGGTTACTGTGCTTTTAATTAGAATAGGAGTATTGTCATTCAATACTTGATCTAACACATTTGCAACAGCACTACTATCACATCCACCGTTGTCTAAACTAGGTGTAGGGACACAGACGATAATACCATCAGCATCTGGATGATGTTTAATTTCATTTGTTGTATACTGCGGATCAACAATAACAACATTGTACTTTGTTTTAAGGGCGTTGAATACTGCTTTACCAACAAATCCGTACCCTACTATAATTATTTTCATATTAGAACTCGAATAAACTGTTAAATGTATTCTTTTCTTCAGTGTCAGCAATACGCCACTTCAATACACCAATAAGGTTTTCTAGCTTCTTATCGATAATAGTAGCTTCCATTTCTGCATGATTAAAAGGTAAATCTTTAAACCACTGGGGTAACCTCAATTCGTCGACTGGATATGCGACACTTGCGTACTCTAATGGGTTGGCTTTGAGTTTACATACAATAACTTTAGCACCGTCGGTAATATTCATTGAGTATTTGTCATCAAACATGCGCTTTAATGTGTTCCAATTAATACTTGCACGTACATGACCTGGCATGTTAGTCTTGCCATTATCTTTTTCTTTACCTTGATACATAGTAATGTTATTGGCACGTTTTGGTGAACCCTTTTCCCAACCAGGGCGAGCCTTAAATTTAATTCTAAATTCAGTAATAAAGTCTAATACTTCTTTTTCAGTAGCACCAGTTAGTACCATTTCTAATACATCGCTTAGGAAGTCTTGAATAAATTCAGGAGTATCTGAGCGTTTTAAGTCCAACCCCATAGCTTTGATGTCGCCGGGTTTACCATCTTTATCTTTACGCTTACCTTCTTTGTCATAAACAAGTACGGCATAACGCTTTTTAGTAATAAACAATGCTTTAGATCCAACAACTTCTCGCCCTGCTTTAATAACTTCACCCATACGCTTTGGACAATGGAAATAATCGAGCATGAATTGTGGGAATGTGGCATTAACCTCTTCACCGATTTGATCATATAACTGCACTACACTTTCTTTAGTCCATGGAATATGCCCAGCATCGATTTCTTTCTTTAGCGTTTTATAAGCAGAGAAATAACATGAGTCGGTGTCTCCATAGATAATTGCCTTACCGACGTGGTTATATTCTCCTGCAATGATTTCATTGACTTTTCCAGCCATGTGCTTTGCAATCTGACGTCCAGTAAGGGTAGTAGATTGGCCGATACGTTTATCGAAAAAGCGACAGCCAGGATTAAGAATGGCACCATAGAGCGAATTAAGGTTAATCTTTTTAACCAACTGTCTCTTGTCCCAATATTCTTCTTCAATTTTGTTACTAGCATTAATAGCCTCCTTTAGTTTGGCTTGCATCTCTTTACGTTCTGCATACCAACGTTTTAGTAGACCTGGGATAATACCTTCTTTTTCCCATGTAAAGATAGTACCGTTAGCACTAATCATCCATGGTTGATTACTTTCGAAGATTAATCTATATACTTCAGCAGCACTAACTACATCGCTTTCACCATTTTCCCAGTCAATAGTAATATCAGTACCAATTTCCTGAGCCATTACAGCTTCATACTCATCTGTACCAAACTTACCTTCCCATGCAGCAGCAAATGATTTGCCTTTTGCCATTTGGTTTTCGATATATGCATCTGTTTTAGTTTGACGCAATTGTCCAACAATGGTTTCGGGACCCATATTAAGTGCTCTAATTGCACTAGGATATAGTGAGTTAATATCCAATGATCCAACCCAATCTTGCAAACCCTCTTTAGGATATGCAACATACGCACCGGCAGCTTGGTTATTTTCACGTTCGTCCATTTTAGGACGATTAGGTACTTGGAAACCTCTACGATGTGCTTCGTTAATAATAGCTTGTTCAGTAACAGCCACAGCACCCATTGTAGTTTGTAGTAATACAGTGTTTTCGTGTGCTAGTGTGTTAGCTAAGTCTAAGAATTTAAGCTTCTTATCTAAACGATCAAGAAGCGCACAGTCTTGTCTGTTATATTCAATGAATGTTTTAAAGTCATTGTTGTATAGTTGATCCAATGTACCTTCGTACTGTGTTTTACGTTCGCCTAGTTCATACTCTGCAATAGCATCTAGTCGATAGCTATGACGTTCTTCATACGTATATTTGCGATATAATTCTAAACTATCTAAGTGTACACGACCGACTAAATCAAATGTTACTGCATCACGCCCGAACTTTTCGTATTCACGTCTACGTGGAAACTGATTAAACAAACAAAAACGTCTTGTATCTTCTTTGCTTAATGTTTTAGTAACACGGTTAACGGTATATGGAATATCAAAGCCTTCTGAGTTCCATCCACTTAACACATCTGCGTCTTGAATTAGATCTAAGAACATATCTAGCATATCTGCTTCGTTATCAAACAAATATGTATTAGGGAATTCTTCGACTTGCTTCTTAGCTTCTTCCATAGTTAATGTCTTTGGAGGAATTGCTAAACAAATCATAGTGTCTAACCATTGTAGGTGAACAGCGATCGCAGTAATAGGCATAAATGCATCATCTGGACTTGCATAGCCACGTTCTGGATCAAAGTCCACCTCAATATCAAAAAACGCTACGTTTAGTTTTGGAGCATCGATATTAATATAGTGTTCTGATAAACAAACAAAGATTGGGTTGATATCTCCCTCAAAGATTTGTTTGCCTGAGTTAATTGCTAACTCTTTTCTAAAATCTTTTGTATTTTTACAAATGACTCGTGAAAGGGGATCACCATAGATTGATAAATGTTTTCCTCTTGAGTCTTTGTAATAAAAGGTATGTTTAACGGGAATATCTTTAAATTCTCGTTCACCTTTTTTACTGCGTTCAACAACTTTAATGATGTCGTTGTCGCGATCAAAGTATGCGTCTACATAAGACATGTATTATTTTCTCCTTTTGTCATTTTTAGGCTGACAAATACCTACAGTGCGGCTTAAAGGCCTCGCCTACCTTTTATAATTTAATACTTATTAGATACGTTTAGTAATATCTAAAATAGCTTCGATTTCTTCCCAGTCTTCGTTATGTTCTGACCAATTGCCTTTGTGTGCAATCTTAATAGCCTTATTAATAACTGCTGGTTTAACTTGCAATTCTTCTGCAACTGCTTTAACAGTTTCTTTTAAGCCTTCTTGCAAGTCTTCGATTTCTCGTAGTACTGTAGAACCTTCGCTAATCAAACGTTCTAATTTTGCCCTCTCTTCTTGCCCATATGAACGACCGCCCATGTGTTTCTCCTTAATAAGCCTTAATTGTATATTACTTATGTTTATAGGTCAACTTTTAAAAGAAAAATGGCAGAATTAATCTGCCATTCTCTGGGTTAGTACAGTATTACTGTTTGCCAATCTGACTTTGGAAATTAGTTAATGGTGTACCGCCTGCTGCTGGTGTAGCACCTTGTCCTGCTGCTGGAGCAGTTCCACAATTCAACGCATCAATTTGTCCTTGATATGTTTGAAGAACTTGTGCTAATGCTGGATCGCTATCAGCAACATCAGATAGTTCGCCCATTACTTTACGTGCTTTATCAATCAACGCAAATTGTTCTGGACTGCAAACTTGTTGTTTTTCTTCTGGTTTGGTAACAGGTTTGTCGCCACCACCGCCACCACCGCCTCCAGTAGTCGGTGTAGCACCTTGACCACTGTTATTACCCATAGCATATCCACCTGCTAACCCAGCAGCACCTAACGCTGCTGCGGTTTTAACTGGATTGTTTTTAACAAATTTAGAAGTATTATATGCACCGCGCTCTAATCCTGGACGTGCTGCAAGTGCTTTTTGGAACGCTTTGCTATCTTGTCCAACCATTTGTGGAGCACCAGCTTTGGTTAACTTGCCTGTTGCAACTTTACTTCCATTCCAGCCAGTTTTTATAGCATCCCATACATTGCTTAGTGTACCTTCATCTAGTTCGTAAACTTGATTATCTGGAGCTAATGCAAACATTGTACCTACGTCATCTAAAAACAATAACGGTTGCGGGTTATTAATTTCTTCTAAACGATCAGCAGTTTCTTTAATTAGTTCGGCTGTTGTTTTAATTCTTGGTTGGAAGGCTTCTTGTAATTTAATACCGGCTGCTGCCATAGTTTTAGGACCAGGAATGCCGTCTGATACAAGTCCTTTCTTTTGCTGCCATACTTTTAATGCAGCTTGTGATTTAGGACCAAATATACCGTCTGCTTCTGTACCAATAATTTTTTGTAATTGTGCAATAGCACCATTTTCAACTGGATGCTGCATAGCACCTTGGGCACTAGCTGTCGGACCACGTAAATCTCGACCTAAGTTAAACATGTCAATAGCAGCGGCTGGAATCCAACCAAACCCTGGAATTAAACTTAAACCAGCACTAACTCCTGCTAGTCCAGCGCCTACCCAGTCGCCTTGTTTAGCACGATTATATGCATCTGCTGCACCAAATGCTAAACCAACACCCGGAATTGCTTTTCCTAAAATCTTACCTGCTGCTTTGGCACCGCCATATGTTGCTGCACCTACTGCCGCTTGTTGTCCTAATGTTGCTGCTTCTTCGTTAAGTGGAGTAGCAGTGTAACCAAAACTTTCAATTAAATCATCTGCAAAAGAAAACTCTTTACTTTCTTTAGCAGGAGTTGCAGCTTGTCCGGCTGCAGGTGTTGCTGGTGTAGTTGTTGCTGGTGTTGCAGGTGTTGCAGGTTTAGTCGTTGCTGGTGTAGAATCAACTTTCTTAAGAGCAGATAACTGCTTCATAATGTCTTGTAATTCTTTAAACTTAGTAGCTTTAAATTCTGCTGAAGTTTGATCAGCAACAACTTTATCACTTTGACTACGTAGTCCTTGATCATATGCATCGCCGCTTGTACCAAACATTTTACCTAGGAATGTTGATGAATGAGCGTTCTTTGGAACTAGTCCCTTTGATGCTAATAAATTATCAACTTCGTGTGGTGCAGTGCTTGAAGTGCTGCCGTTTGAACCAACATAAGATCCATCCACTGGATCATATAAACCAGGAAGTCCATTTTGTTGAGCCATTGTAGCTAATTGTGCATGACGCTGTCCGGCATCGGCAATTTGTCCAACTTGTTGTTGCACTGTGTTAATGTTAAATGCTTCATTGAGTCCTTGCTCAATAGAATCCATTTTTGTAATTAATGATCTTATATCCATTTATTATACCTCAGGAGTTCCAAATTTTTTATTCCATTGCATATCGCTAAGTTCGCTTTCGAGTTCGTCTACGCTATACTTAGCGTTACGTGCAGCATCTGTGAACGCTTCTTCTAATCCGTAAACTGATGATTCTAATGCTCGAATAGCTTCAAATACTGCTTCCTCAGCATACTTTAAATCTCTGCTGTCAATATTTGGAACAGTTTCTGCTAATTTGCGAATTCTAAGTATAATGCTACCAGCAGTATCATCATACTTAATTTCTTTAGTAACTTCTCTTACTTTTGCAAGAGTGTAATCAATTTTTGCCGCTTCTTTTTCTGCCGCTTTGATTTCTTGTTGAATAACACGCGGGTCTCTAGTAGCTTGTTGCTCTTGGTTTTCATAAACAGGAGTTTTCTTTTTAGCCCAAGTAGCTTTTTTCAAAGCAATAAATTGTTTTAATTTTTCTAATTTTTTACTCCAAATTTCAATAGCAGCGTCATATTCTTCTGCGTTAGTCGGAGTAGGTACATTAATATCGAGATCTGCTGCAAGACCAGGAGTTAACCCGCCTGGAAATTTTTCTGCACGAACAGATAACTTTTCAACTTCTTCCATTACACGAATTAAATAATTTACTTTTTGTAATAAATTTTGTAGTTCTGGTAATGATAACGAGTCAACATCAACACTTCGTTCTTCTGGTTCAGGAGCAGGTGCAGATTGTTGAACATGCTTTATCGGAGCTTGGTGTGTTCTTTTGCCAACAGTAGTTCTGGTATCAAAGTATGATTTTAAATCATTACCCCATTGCTCAATCTCTGCTTGTTTTTCTGCGCTTAATGGCTCACCTTCTGGCTTTTGTGGCTCTAAAGGTTTTGCATTTTGTTGTTTGAATTTTTGTAGTTTTGCAATTTGATCAGGTGCAAGTCTTGCTTCCAATACTCTTTTAGCAATTTTTTGAGAATACATTTTAAGTTTCTCTTGTTCAACGGCAAGCTCTTGCTCTTGTTGTTTTTCTGCTTCTGCAAAGTATTGTTTTAATAAAGATGGTTTCTTTGTAGTAGGTGCAACTTTAGCTACTGGTTCCTGATAATGATTCATTGCCATTTGAACTGGCAATGAAACTTTATGTGGGTTAGCACCTTCGTTTAATACTTCAACATTATTTTTATCTATAATAGATAAAAATTTAGACATGTCGTTGCCGCCTTCTACAGGCTTTGCAGCAACACCGTCCATCGCCTGTAGTATGCGCTTCATGTCCATATTATTATCCGTTCAAACGTGTTAAAAATTCTTTCATACGAGCTAGTTCTGCAGACTCGTTAATGCTTTCTTCGTATTTGAAGTTAGGATTTTGTTGTTTAAATGTTGCTGGATCAACTACTGGTTTTGGCATTCCGCCTTGACCTGCAACTTCACCGCCGTCTGTTGCAACACGATCTTTTTGTGCTTGAATACGTGCATCTAATTGTTTTGCTTCTGGTGATCCATCTGGAAACTTTTTACGCATTGCAATCAATGCTTGAAGTTGTGGACTACGACGCTCTAAGCTAGCATCTGTGTTAAACATATCGCCTGCAAAATTGCTAACAGCTTGTCCAACGTCGCCTATTACACCTTCTTCAAGTTTACCTTGTTTAGCTAACTTAGCTTTAACGGCACCTGCTACACGCTCGCCTGCTTCTTTAGAACCGTATTCTTTAGCAGCCTTCTTTGCAATCTTAGCAAAGTTCTTACCTGGCTTGCCTTCGTCCTTGCCTTCGTCTAAATCGTCATCGCGATTCTTGATTTCTTTATTGTGCTGCTTAGGCTTTTTAGCACCTTTTACTTCTTCGTTTTCGTAAACGCCTTGTCCAAAGCTGTGCTTAGAAGAACCTTGACTTTCTTCTGTAGATTCTTCTTCTTTCTTAGCTACGGGCTTTTTTTTAGAAGCAGGTTCTTTTTTATCTAAACCTTCCTCAGCATCTGGAATGCCGTTATTATTTGCATCGATGCGTTTGCTAGCAGCGTGGTATGCTTTTGCCTTTTTATTGTAAGCAGCAGCTTTAGCTTTAGCTTCTGGGCTCCATGATTTAGATGGAGTTTCTACATGTCCTGTGCCACCGCAGTGTTCACATGCTTCGTATCCGCCGCCCATGCTTTCTTCCATCTTGCCTGCTTTCTTAGCAGCAGCAATTTTACTTCCTAAGTACTCATCCTTGCCAGATTCAACTTTACCATCGCCGTCATAATCTTTATCTGCTTTCTTAGACTTTTTGCCTTCATCAAGTCTATCAGCTTGTTGAAGTTTAAGAGTCTTAAGCATCTCACGAGCTTCTTGTAGTTTATTCTTTAGTTCTAGCTTTTCGCTTTCATTGTAGACATCACTGTTTTCTAGTTTAGAACCATATTCGCTAAACTTCATTTCGTATTCTAAATAGTGATATACACTTGCAATATAGTCAGCAGCTTTAGTAATCTTTGCTTGTACCCAAGCTTCTAATTGCTGTTGATCGTCAATTTGCTTGAATAGCTTCATGCTATAGTTAGCTAGTTTGTATAAATCAGCCTTTGCCATTGCACCTTCGTGGTCATGACCTCCGTCTGGTGTTGCATTTGCTGGTTCAGCGCCAGCAGCATTACCTAGTTCAGGTTGTTCTGACGCAAATTCATTAAGTTGTTTTGGCATAGTAATAACTCCGTATTCTGTTAGTATTTATCGTTTTACAGCACCGCCGCCGAATAAGTTAGCACCCTTAATATCGAGTCCATTTACTGCGGTTCCGTCTGATTTTTTAGGCTGTACAACTTTAGGTACTTTAGGCGCCTTTGTCCCTGATTTTCCAGGACTTCCTGTGTAACTCTTTTTACCAATGTTCTTTTTACCTAGAGCAACTTGTGGGCTTACTAAAGTTCCTACGCTAGCAGTATTTGTAGCACCGCCTGTTGCACTTTCAATGATATCTCTGATTCTCATAATTAAACACCGTATTTGTTCTTTTTAGGCTTTGCAATTGGACTCTTTATATTGGTATCAGTTGGTTCCATACTCTTGCCAAACGAACTAATAACCTTACCGTCGGTTGGTACTGTTTTATGAGCAGCCTTAATCATGTTATCTTCCTCTTTAGTCATAGGATGATATGTGTTATATTTTTCAAACCAAGTTTCTGAAGGGCTATCAACTGCTTTTGTATCAGTACCGTCCGCCATTGCCATTGCCATTCCAATACGGTTTAAGTGGTATACACGATCGTATCCACCTACGTCACGAGAACGACTTACGCCTTTTCCGACACGTTCGTGATGTTGTTTAAGTCCACTAACTTTTGTCTCAGCTATAATATCTCTTACTTTCATTTTATTTTCCTACAGGAGGTTCTCCAGTCATGTAAGGTAAACTAAACCATAACTGGAACCATTCTGGTGTTCCTGATTTAATATTATGCTTACGCATAAGGTCGCCTTTGCTATCTCCAGTTACACTTATATTGCTGCCCTGATTTGCACGTAATTCGTGCAATCTAGCATCAGCGCCAAGCCCTGCTAATTGTGTAATTGCTTTTAATTCGTGTATAGGATCTTCGGGTGCAAGATAACAATCATCATCAGATGTTTGATTTAAATGCTCAGTCGTAATTCTATATTGCCTCATTAAGTATTTATTTTACTTAACGGGATATGCTTTCAAATAATTAGCAACTAAATCGAAGAATTTGACGGTTTTACCTTCTATTTTAATAGGGGTATCGTCGGAGATACCAGCAGCAACACTAAACTGTTGTCGATTGTCTTCTAATACTGCTGTACGTAAACTTGTAGCACTGCTTAGTCTAGGAGTAGGCGCTTGTGAAATACTATTAAATTTATAGTATCCGTGTTTGGACTCTTTGCCGTTATACTTGATTAAACTTTCTGTAAGCCAATCTTCATCTGTGTATACTTTTAAATCTACATTTTCGCCATATGTTTTATAAACAGTAGTTGCCAGAGTAAACACGCTCTGCTCTGGAACTATGTGCCCTTCAATTTTAGGATATACAGTTTCCATGCATTTTACTTTTACATCATATGGTAACGGATTTTTTCTATCTCGGGTATTTTCGTTAGTACCAACAACCCAATGATCACACTCGCTTGCGTTTTTCCAAGCAGCAGCGTGTCCTCTATGTGGAGGATTAAATCTGCCAAAGCAAATACCTACAGTAGTTTCTTTAAGTAAATCGCTTATTTTCATTTAGGAGTCCAACGCTTTCTAGGTACTAATTTAATGTGTCCAAATTGTTTATTGCTATCTGCATAGCGTACACGACCCTCACCGTGCGTGTCCCATATATCGGCAGAATGTTGCTCTTCAATTTGCTCAATGATATTATCTTTCGTATTTTGAATACGTTTGACTAATGTAAAAATATCGTCTAACGCATTATGCTGTTCATTTAGTGCATGAATTTTTTGTTGTTTAGTTGGGCTAACTTTACTAGATGCCAACCAATTAAAAAACTTATGAGTACTAATTGATTCTAGTTGTTTTGCTTTTGCAGTTTGATTAACAAACTTGTAGATAATATCTTTAAGATCGCTCAGCCCAGAAGTACTTTCTAGAAACTTATCAATCTTGTTAGCTCTTGTTTTAACATATTGCTCAGTTTCTAACAACTCAGGTGTGCTAACTTTAATACTACCTTGATTGTAAATTGGTTCTTGTACAATTAGTTTACTTGTTCTGTTGAACTTACTGAAGTCTTTAATGGGCTCTTGCGCTTCGTCTAACATGCCAAACTGCGGAAAGTAGGCATGACCCACTACCATAGACGTTGCTGCGCTTATACGCTGTCCTAGCTTGCTTGTAGGCTTAACGTGATAAGTTGTTTGTGTATTTGGATTAGGACTAAACGAATAGTTTCCAGATTCGTTAATGCTTTGTGGTTGTGCAAACAGAATGTCTCCGTAGACAAAGCCTACAAAGTCTTTAGGCGTAGCTGCATCAAACACTGGATATAAACTAGCGAACTCTTTAGCAAATGCTTTTCGTGATTCTAGTTCCTCGACAGTCTTAGTATTTCCGCTTTGATTAACAATGAATTCGTATAACTGTTTAGCACTAGAAGTTTTCACTCCTCTCAGCCAACCGTTATGACTTGTGAATATCAACGGACCATTAGCACGTTCACGGCCCCAGTATACTTGAGGACTGCCATCCCATTTCATGCGAATAGAAGTAGAACCTTCTGGAGTAGCAAATTCTTTTAAATGTTGTAATGCTTCTAGTGTACCTTGACTTCCGTGGAAGAATACAAGATCCTCTAGGTGGTTGAATGTACGCCCTAGCTTTTTAGCAGGCTGCTTAGTTGCGCTCTCAGTAAGGAATAGTTCCCTTATTAACACAATTAGTCCTTGTACTTTCCATCGCTGATATGTTGAGAAATTTCTTCGTGAAGTTTATCACAAGTTTCCTTGCAAATTTTATCATCTATTTCAGTTGGTAATTCACGAATTGGAAACTTTTTAATATAATTTTTGTAGCTTTCTCTAACTGCTTTTTCAAAGATTGCAGGGCTAAGTTTTTTCTTTAGCTCTTGATGTTTAATGCACTTAACAATTCCTGGATATGTATGGCGGCGATATGTATCGTCATCATTATTCATGAAGAACGCTAAATCTTCAGCAATGTCAAAGTTTGGTTCACGTGACTTATCGTCATTAACAGAGACCCAGTCGTCTTGTTTAAATTGTGTTCCTTCTAATAGATCTTTAATTCGCATAGTTTAATCCGTTTTTGAGTTATCTTATATTTATCGTAAACAGCTACGCTTTAACTACTCGTTCTATCTTGCCAATAGACCCGCCTAAATGCATTTTAGCCACTAGTAAATTCTTATCTCCGGTGATATAAAAATAAGAACCACCCCAACTCGAGTCTTTTGTTAGATGATTTATGCAGCTTTTTGTCAGTTTGACTTTGCTATTTTGTTCAGCCCATTCAATAAATGCACTATTTTCGTGATTAGTTTTGCCTAATGTTACTTTATACTCAAAATTAATCTTTGGTAAAATAACTGTACCACTAACTAGCGTACCACCTTCCGGAGGTGCGCACACGTATTTTACACGACTTTCGTCTAGTTTAGTAAGAGATTTTACCACCGATTTTTCGTTAGTATACACACTAACCCACGGACTCTCAACTCTAAGCCACAGTTTGCTTTCTAATTTTTTAATAGTGGATTGCAGCTTAAACGTATAATCTAAATCATCTTTTGATTTGATGTTTGCCCTATAGAACAATAAATCGGAAGTTTTATTTAGGTCAATCTTTTGCAATTGTCTAAGAGTGGCGTCCATGTCCCCGGATCTAAATAAACTAGATCCAGGGACAGTTAGAACTATCTTATACTGATACTGTCCTTTAAATAATCGATTGGTTGTCTTGTAGAGTATCATTTAACCCTTCGATTGATAACAATGGTACTTTTGGTGTTTTAGGTTTCGCAACCAACACTAGCTTGTCGTTATCGACAGTAATAGTTAACCATCCACCACTCTTCAAATCACCGAACAACATCATCTTAGCAAGATCACGTTTAATTTCCTTGTCGATAACACGATGTAATGGACGAGCACCCATCTTAGGATCAAAGCCTTTATTGATAAGCCATGTAATAGCATCTTTATCTGCTTTAATCTTAATACCTTTCTCTTTAACTTGCTCACGTACTTCATCAAGGAATTTATTAACAACTTTAGTCATTGTTTCCTTGCCTAGCTTGTTAAAGGTAATAATACCGTCTAAGCGATTACGGAACTCCGGTGTAAAGAATTTGTTAAGCTCTTTGTCGCTATATTCTTTTTCCTGTTGTCCGAATCCGATTTGATTCTTTTCTGCTGCCTGCGCACCAGCATTAGTAGTTAAAATCAAGATAAGTTGACGACAGTCAGCACGTTTACCATTTGATCCTGTAATAAAACCATTATCCATCATCTGCAACAATACAGTTGATACATCCGGATGTGACTTTTCAACTTCATCAAACAGCAAAACAGCATTTGGATTCTCTTGAACCTGTGTAATCAACAAACCAGCGTTCTCTTCAAAGCCAACGTATCCCGGAGGGCTACCAATTAGCTTAGAAATACTATGTTTCTCTTGATACTCTGACATATCAAAACGTAGCAATTTAACACCCAAATTCTTAGCCAATGCTTTAGCAGTTTCAGTCTTACCACAACCAGTTGGACCCATGAACACAAACGAACCAATTGGCTTGTTCTCAGGTTTCAATCCAGCCTGTGCAACCATAATCTTGTCAACAACTTCTTGTACAGCAAGATCCTGTCCAAACACATCTGCTGACAGCTTATCTTGTAATGTTGCAAGATTTTGACTTTCTGTTTCGGCAACTTGTTCTTCTGGAATGTTAACAATCTTACTAAGTTCGAATTGAATTTCGTTTTCGCCTACAACGCGATCATCCGATAGTTTCAAATTAAAACGTGAGCAAGCTAGATCGATTAAGTCAATAGCCTTATCTGGAAGTTTCTTATCGGCCTGATACTTAACTGACAGCTTGATAGCAGCGTTTAGTGCATCGTCTTTGATTTTAACATTATGATGTTGCTCATAATATTTCTTAATACCTTTAAGAATCTGTAAAGTAACTTCAGTAGTTGGCTCGTCGACTGTAATGCGTTGGAAACGACGCATCAATGCACGATCCTTTTCAAAATGCTTACGATATTCTTCCCAGGTAGTACTGGCCACAACTTTAATGTTGCCTTTGCTTAGAGCAGGTTTCATCATATTAGCGAGATCGTTAGCTGAGTTGCTAGCAGATCCTGCGCCAGAGATCATGTGGGCCTCGTCGATGAACAGCACAGTCTTACCTTTTTTACTTAAACCTTTAAGTACTGCTTTGAATCGTTCTTCAAAGTCACCGCGGTATTTACTACCGGCCAACATTGCACTGATGTCCAAGTTGAATACAGTATAATCCTTGAGGAAATCTGGAACTGCGCCCTTAACTATGTTGTAGGCAAGACCTTCGGCTATTGCCGTCTTTCCCACACCAGGATCACCAACAAGGATTACGTTGTTCTTGCTACGACGGCCCATTGATAACGCAATGTTTTCTAGCTCGTCCACACGACCGATAACAGGGTCGATTTTGTTTTTCTTAACTGCTTCGTTAAGGTTAGTTGTAAATTGCGCAAGGGCTTTATCGCCACGTGGGTTTTCTTCTTCTCCGCCTTCTTCGGCTTCGACATTGTGGTTAAGATAGTCAGCAAACTTATCTTTTTCAATATTTGCTTGGCTAATAAAGTAAAATGCCCAGCTGCGTTTCTCTGTCATCATAGCAAGAAACACATCTGTCGGTTCAATCTTTTGACGACCGTTGAATAAAACTTGTGTAAATGCACGATTAAGAATACGTTCAATTGCTTTTGTCTTTTTTGGTTTAACTACAACGTCTGGAACTGTAATTTCTTCGCATTTATTTTGTAAGTAGTCTGCAAGAGCTTGTCTGAGATCAGACGGATTAGAACCGTAGCCACGTATAGCAGCGGCCATCGAGTCTTCCCCTAACATAGCAAATAGCAAATGCTCTATTGTTAAGTACTCGTGGTGTAGTTTTTTAGCAGTTTCAATAGCACTTTCGAATACTGCTTGTAAATTATCACTTGGTTCTACCATTATTTTTCCTTTGTTTTTTGCGAGCTAGTAATAGCTTCATTTGGCTAACTTTTTCTGTAAAAACTGTTCCATTTAAATGGTCTAGCTCATGTAAAAAGCACCTGGCATCTATTCCAGTTAGTTCTATTATACACAATTTTCCAGTTTTGTCAAAGTATTCTGAAGTAATGCTCATTGGACGTTTAACTTGTAACCAAAGATTTGGAAAACTTAAACATCCTTCTTCAAACATTTCTTCGTGAGCGCCATTTACTGAAATAACTTTTGGGTTAAACATTGCAAATGGTTCTTTTAATTCTGGATGGTTATCGAGGTGTATTGTGAATACTCGCTTTAAAAGCCCAACCTGATTGCCAGCTAAGCCACGCCCGTGTAATGTTTTCATAATAGAAACCATTTCAGCTTCTACTTCTTCAGAGTTAGTATCTACAGCAAAGTCCCATTCGACTGCTGTCTGTTTTAGTATTGGATCAGGATTTACTACTAATTTCATCTTGAATGTCTTTTAGTTTTTGAACAATAATCGGGTCAACAATGCTCGGTGTTCTTATACTAATAACAGTAATAAATCTACCTTTGCCGCCAGTATGAGGATTATCAAAGCCGTGTCCTGGACTTGCAAACTCTACACCAGTTTCAATACCGGGTCTGATGTCAATTTCCTTCTCAGAGCCATTAATAAATTTAACTTTTTTACGACAACCAATCATTGCTTCAATTGGGCTAATAAAGATTGTAGTGTATAAGTCGTCACCGTTGCGTGTAAACAATGGATCGGGCATTACAATTACTGTAACGTTTAAATTACCACGTGGTAATCCTGTAACAGAGTCATCGCCTAACCCGTTATATCGAATTGTTTCGCCATGACTTACACCTGGTGGAACATTTATAATTACAGTCTGTGGGCGACCGCTTGGCAATGTATAATTTGCTTCGAGTTGCTTACCTTGATAAGCATCGAGCAAAGTAATCTGACACTGGATATTTAAATCTCTGTTTTTAGGCATTCTTCTCCCAAACATATCTCCGAACGGGCCAGGTCTTGATCCAAAGGGATCAAACCCTCCGCCAAAAATATCTGCAAAGTCTTGGAAATTGCCGCTATTAAAATGATGTTGACGACCACCGCCCATACGCATTTGATCGTATTCGGCTTTTTTGTTAGCATCGCTTAAGGTATCGTATGCAACGCTAATATCTTTAAACTTGGCTTGATCGCCGCCTTTATCGGGGTGATGCTGATTAGCCAATTTTCTGTAGGCTTTTTTAATTTCGTCTGGGCTAGCGTTTGGGCTAACACCGAGTATATTGTAATAATCAGTCATAAGAACAGGTCCAAATAATAATGTATAGTACACTATTTAATTGGACCTGTCAAGTGCTAAAAATTATTTCTTTTTAGCTGCGTCTGGTACTTTGTCGCCTTCTACTTTCTTATGAACTTTAATAGTTTTGCAAACTTCCTTTTTTGTTTTTGGATTAGTTTCGCAAACCTTTTTTGATTCACCACCGGCGTATGCTGTGCTAGCAAAGATGCCTACAATTAATAATGCTAATAATTTTTTCATTTTGTTTTCCTTATAGTACAGGATCAGGATCGGTAGGAACTATTTTCTTACCGCTTGCTGTCACTGCTGGTGCTGCTGTTGCTGCTCCTCCGAACGAAGGTGTTGCAGGTGCGCCTCCAAACCCGCCTCCGCCAAAGCCACCCGCTGCTGGTGCTGGAGATGTTGTTGCCCCAAAACCACCGCTGGTTGAGCCGAAGCCTCCTGCTGCAGGTGCGCCAAATGCTGAAGCCCCGCCTGATGATGAACCGAATCCGCCATTACTTGCTCCTCCAAATCCGCCTGTTGAACCACCAAAGCCCCCGCCCATTCCGCCGCCTTGGTTGCTACCAAAACCACCAGCTACGTTACCAGTCATGTTTTGATTGTTAGTAACTATTTGACTTGTTGCTGTTGGATTAGCTGCTGTTCCTGCTAGTTTTTCTTGTGTACGACCAAACGCACTAATACCTAATACCGCACCCATTGCAATGTGGAATAAACCGGCACCTTGCAGTGTTAGTGGATTCCATTGTGTAATTGGCATGTGCATCATTGCTTGTAGCAATGACCATAAGACTGGAAACACTGCCATATCTAATAAACAGATTAGCATGTACATCCAACCCATTGCTGGACGCCATAGTTTTTGCATCCATTCGGCTCCGCCGCTATCTTTTTCTTCTGCCATTTTATTTCGCTCCTGTTTGTCTTACTTTAGAACCAAAGGAATAAGCCGTTAAGGCTTAATACTAGTCCTAGACCTGCCACTACAAAACTACCCCAGAACATTGCCATGCTAACTGCAAGAATACTTGCTGATAGAACAACAATAGCTAACTGATATGCTGTTGAAGCATAACCAATCCATGGACTAGATTTTTTAGCAATCTCACGCTCGTGTTCCATTGCTTTTGCTCGCTCAGCAATCTCTTTTTTCTCAGCATCCATGCGTTCTTTTTCCGCCAGGAATTCTGCTTTTAGTTTTGGATCGTTGGTTGTTTTAGATGCAATCTCGTAGCTAACGCCTCGTCCTGCTTTAGCTTGATATTGCGCCCACGTGTTGTTAGCACCTAGTGTATTGTTTAATACTATGCTAGATAATTTGCCACCGTACCATGCGTTAACTGCTAGTAACAATGCAAATATGGAAATAACCATACCTGCTTTGTCTTTTAGTTTAGCTTCACGCTCACTACGCGATCCAACTGGAGGCTTTAGTGCATCCGGATCTTTTGGTTGTTTGTTAATTAAATTTAAAACTGAATCTATAAGTGCCATTAGTTCGCTCCTTTTTGGCTGTTATATACGTATTTATTTCACGCTGTCGAATATCTTCTTTTGGGTTTTGTACCATTCTATCCAGCTATCTGTGTTATCTTTACAATCATAATATTGCTTATAATTGTCTGCAACAACAGGTAATACTTCGCTCAATTTAGTAGTATCTGGTACAGGTTTTAAATCAGGACAAGCTTCTAGCATGTCTGCCGGAACATCGGGAAATTTCATTGTTACAGGGACACTAGTGCAGCCCCCTAGTACTGCTATTAACATAATTGCTAAAAGTCGATTCATTTTGTAATCTCCTTTTTAGCAGGGTTTATAGCAGCGTCATTTAAATCTTTAATTGCTTCAGGTGCAACTTTACACTCCGAGTCAATTATCTGTGTGTCTTTAACAATTCGCTCTTTAACTGTTGTAATGTATTCTGTACGAACTTTAGATTTTTTGCTACGCTCGTCTGCTAATTTAGTATTGGCATCCTTGCTAGCTTCTTCAGCCTTGGCAACTTTAGCTTCTGCCTCTTCGACCTTAGCTCGCCAAGCCATTTCGGTATCGTATCCGCCTCGTAACCAAACACCTAGCACTAGCAATACAATACCTATTGGTTTTAAAAATTGTACATATTTTCCGTAAAACGGGATGAATTTACCAAACCAGCCGGCAAATACACCTGTAAGACCTACGGCAATAATTGCCCAATAAACCCAGTTTAATACTGCATCTGGAATTAAGCTCAACATCCAGCTAATCTGATGCATGTTAACCGCCTAGGACTCGAATAGCGTTTTGATAATGATGCTGACGATCCTCTAATCCTAATGTACCACCGTTAATACGTTTAGTCATTGTTAGGATGTCTCCGCTATCTGCAAATTGGTTTAAGTTGTTAGCTTCCCAGAACCAAGCCGCTGATTGTACGCAACCTTCAAAAGTTGTTAAATGTTCGCTAGCTTCGTCTAATGTTTGTTCAGTTGCTTGTGCGTAACGTGAATAGTTGTCCTTACCAGTTAACTGAATAAGTCCACGTCCGCAGAACTTCCATCCATCTCCAGATTCTTCTGGACCATTGCCCATACGATTAGCATATGCTCTGTTAGCAATGCGCTCTGGTTGCTGTGCGTATTGTTGAGCAGTAGCAGCATCTGGAAAATATCTTGGCCATACACGGCAAAGACTTTCTGCTTTGTAATTTAAGTTTTCTTTGATTGCACGGTATCCGCCTGACTCATGTGCAGTTTGCGCTAAGAAAGCTGCTACACGTGGTACTGTGTTAATATCGTAGTCGGGAAGTACGTCGCACAATGCTTCGTACCAGTGTTCAGCATTTGGTGGGTTTCCAACACATGCTTTAAATTTTTCAAATGTAAAATCAAAATTAAATCCGTCTGCCATAATTATTTCCTTTCAAGTGCCACGGCCCAGCCGCTGCGTTCAAATACGAATGTGTTACCTACTTTAGTAATGTTGTAGTTTCCAATATATTTTGTAAGGAATATAGACTCTGCTACATCTTTACTTTCTAACATAATTGGGCCAGTTAAGGTTTCATACACATAACTCTTTGGTCCACTTGCAACAATATTAAAATTAACAGTATCGCCATTTAATCTTTTAAAACTAATTGACTCGCCAACTACATTTAATTCATCTGCATAACTGTTGCTAAAAAAATTACTAAAATTATTTAAACTGTGTTGTTCAGTTGCAAGTTTGTAGTCTTTAGGGTTAGCAGGTATTGCTGCATCGAGATTTTCTAATGTAGCAGCCTGACTACGAAAACTTTTAAACCAACGAAAACGCATGTCATCTTCGCCTGTTAATTTTTCAATTCCGTCTAATATTTCTCTAATTTGTTTACCAACATGACGATTGCGCTCTAGTTCTACGTAAACACGATATTTGCCATCATCTAGTTCGCCCGGACTAACATCGGCATCTAGTACATAATCAAACCCCATTTCGATAAAATGTTCTAAGTCTGATGCAGGATCTTCTCCGTCGACTGTAAAACTTAAAGTGACAATATCTTGATCATCGCCGATTTTACTTTGGTAGCTGTCGATTTCAAAAACACTTTTAACAAAGTGTCTTAGGTCATCAGCGCGAAGGCTTTCATTAATCTTTGTCATATTAAACTGCCGGCGCTGGTGCCGCTCCTGCTGCTGGTGGTGCGCCTGCTGGTGCTGCTGGTGCTGCTCCGCCTGGTGCTGCTGGTGCTGCTCCGCCCGGTGCTGCTGGAAGTGGAGTTCCATTTGATGGAGCATTATTCTCCATGTAATCGTTTTTAAGTTTGTCCATGTAACCTTTGTAAATGTCAAATGCAATTTTCTTTGGCATTTGAATTTCTACAATCCAAATAGGCTTATGATCAAGTTTGCCTTTCTTTGTACCTGGACGTAAATCTGTTTGTTGACGAATAGGACGAGCTTCTACAAGATGTGACTTTTTATAGTTAACCTTGCAACCTAGTTCCATTAATCGCTTTGCAGCAATAGGATTAGGCATTTTCTTTTCTTCCCACATAAAGCCAGCAGTGATCCAATGACGGTCTACTTTAGGGCCATAGGCTAATTCGCCTTCTTCCCAGTTCTCGTAAACGTAAACGTCTAGTTCGTCTAATACTCGTTCAAAGTCTTTTAGTACGGACAAGTTAGTATTGTTCTCGTATAAGTCGTCAATGTTGCGTATAATGTCTAAAATATCGTGCATGATAATTCCCGGAATTCTGTACTCTTATTTAGCTGGATTAAAATCATACCATATCAGATTACTTTTGGACTCATTTATGTAAATAATAGTGTAGGACCTCTGTAGTTATCAAAGGCGGTCACTACAAGTCCTGCTTTCATGTAGAGTAGGAGAAAAACTACGATGAGTAAAAGAGTGAAAAAACGCTTCACATCAGACGTTAAAGTAATTGATTTTGAACCATATCTTCCGCAGAAGAAGCAACGTGTCGTAATCAGCGCACGAAATCCCAACCAAAAAGTATATCTAAGCAAGCTAAACGATGAAAGCAAGAGTATTGTTTTCGCTATCGGGCCAGCTGGCACGGGTAAAACAATGCTTGCGGTGCAACACGGGATTAAGTTATTCCAGGAAGGAATTGTAGACAAGATCGTAGTCACAAGACCCGCCGTTTCCGTAGATGAGGATCTAGGATTTTTGCCAGGTACGCTTAATGAAAAAATGGCTCCATGGACACGCCCTATATTCGACGTCTTCCTTGAGTATTATAAACAACAAGACATCAACAAAATGCTTGATGAAGGAGTGATTGAAATAAGCCCGCTAGCCTACATGCGAGGCCGTACGTTTAAAAATGCGTACATCATTGCAGACGAATGTCAGAATACTACTGTAAACCAAATGAAAATGTTATTAACTCGCCTAGGCGAAGGTAGCAAGATGGTTGTAACAGGGGACTTAGCACAAGCAGATAGATTAAACGATAATGGTTTGATCAATTTCTGCAATCTGCTAGCAGACAAGCCAGGTATGCGTCACATTGACATAGTACAGTTTGACGCTAAAGACATTGAACGACACGATGCTGTCAAGGAGATCCTAGCAATTTACGGTGATAACTAACTAACAAAAAAGGACGCTTTATGCGTCCTTTTCTAATTGTTCAACTCTGACCTGCGAAGCCTTAAGGAAATCCACCCCGGCATTATCCCTATAAGCAGTACGATACCATACTCGTTTAATACCTGATTGGTAGATAAGTTTGGCACAGTCCAAGCAAGGAGCATGAGTGACAAATAGATCCCCATCGAGACCAGACTCGTTACTTCTAGCAAGTTTCGCAATGGCGTTAGTTTCTGCATGTAATACCTCGGGTCTAGTTTTTAAGATAACTTCAGGTTCATCGTCTCCGTTTTCTTCGTAGATTTCAAACTCGCAGTTGTTGTCCCAACCTGCTGGCATACCGTTGTAGCCGATAGAGATAATTCTATCATCCTTAACTACAATAGCGCCAACATGTAAGCGACGAGCATGACTAAGTTCTGCGAATGTTTCCGCAGTTTTCATATATGCTTGTTTTAACTTTTGTTTCATAAAAACGATAATTTAACTAAAGTTGCTGCAAGGTTAATCTCACCGTCAATTACTAGTCCGTGATCTCGAATACCTTCTTTAATAATTAAAATAGCTTTTTCTTGCTTTGTTTCTTCGCCAAAAATTTCAATGTTATCGTATAGCCAGCGATAGATTTCTTCCATCTCCTCTGGGCGAGCTTGTGCGCAAACTAGTTTACGACCTTCTTTAATTTTTCCAGCCTTGAATAGCTCAACCATTTCTAGTTTATAGTCAGTAGTTCCGCTATCACCTCTTTCTGGTGTATGCAAGGTACCATCCATACTATTCATTTGAACCATATTAATACATTTACGCAAGTCTGGATATGTTGCTTTAACAAAGGTATCTAAGGTATCGATACCAAATTCAACTTCTTCAGTAATTAAAATTTCTGCAACACGGGCAGTAAATTCGTTTTGATCAACCTTAGCAATGTGAAATCCTTGACATCGACTGTGTAATGCTGGAATAATCTTGTTTGGATAATTACAAGTTAGAATAAATCTTGCTGTAGTATGGTATTCTTCCATAACACCACGAAGTGCTGCTTGAGCGTTTTGCGACAAGTAATCTGCTTCGTCTAGCAACACTACTTTAAAATCTCCAAATGGAATCATTTGTACAAAGTTAACAATTTTATCACGAACATCATCAACGGAGTTAGTACGTGATGCGTTAATTTCTAAAATATCTAAATCGTTAATTTCTAATTCATTGAATAGAATTTTAGCGAGGGTAGTTTTACCAATTCCGGCATTGCCACTAAAGAGTAAATGCGGAATAGTTCCTTCTTTAATCCATTGTTTAACTTGATTTTTTTGATGGTCGTCTCTAAACACGTAACCATCAATTGTTTTAGGGCGATATTTTTCTACCCAAAGTTCTCTCATACTAGTTCCTCAAAAATGCCAAGTACTTCGGCAGCGATAAGTCCGACACCACACCATACGGGAAATCCTACTACAAGCGTAACACCTGCTACAATTCTAATAAAGCTCTTAGCAAGGCTAATATATAGATGTTTTTTTGGATCTGGATGTTTAGCAACTTCGGTTGGCTGTGTTTCTAAAACGCTTTTTGCTTTTTTAATATCTTCTACTGCTTCTGTAAATGTGCTCATAAGATTTCTCCTTTTGTGTAGTATAAAGGAGAGAACAGGGCATGTCAAGTGCCCTGATACTCAAATGACTAATTACAGTCTAGGTTGAATAAAGTCTTGTGGGTTATGAACGGAACCGTGTTCTGGACTTACAAATTGTCCAAACTCCGGACCAGCTGGGCGTTCATCTGCTGACATCATGATGCCATTTGGATCAACTCTCCAGATAGTAAACTTAGTTCCGTCGTCTTCTTCTACTTCTAAACCTCGTGTCCAGCGACCATGCTCTACTAGGATCCATTCACCGACTTTAACTTCGGTTTGATCTGGACCTATTGCAAATACTCTAGCCCAACGAGGTTTAACACCCTCTGACTTACCGTCATCGCTAGGGATATATATTCCACTAGCCGTTCGTTGATCAGCAAAGTTCATATCTCTAACTAAGATATGAGATTGAATTGGCCTTAGTTTACTTGCTTGTGCTCTCATTCGTTACCTTCTGGGTCCATATTGTCGATGTTTTTGCGTTGACTGTTTTGTGCAGGTACTGCATTAGTAGCCGCAGCTAAAACTTCTTCGCGCTTACGGATAATTTGTCCGCCTGGGCCTAGTTCGTCTCCGCGAGCATTAACTTTTACGTTGCCCACTGCAACAGTCATTTCGTTTTGCATAACAAGTTTATGCATATCTACTTCTTTACCCTGCATACTGCGGTAAACTTGTCTTTGTTGTTCTTTCATTGCCATATTAATCTCCTCGATTATAATAGTACTTATCTCAGGAATTCCTGCCAGTCTAAATTATATTTGATAGGATCTATGCTGTGAACGCCTAACAAGTAAAGTACATAGCTAGCTACACTTGACCCGCGCCCTACACCCCATACAATTCCTTCTTTTTCGCAAGTATCTACGAAATATTTAAGCCAACGTAGCAAGTCTAGCATATTTCGTTCTTTAAATGCGTCTAATTCTTCACGAACTCTTACATTATTACCGCCTTGACTATAAAGCCATTCCTCGATATCCATATTTTTATAGCCGTCGGGCATGTTCCAATCAGCTTGCATTGCGGCATCGTAGTCACTTAGGGATAAGTCATAGTTATCTAACGGTAACCAGAAATTGAACCCAGCTGTTTTTTCGAGAGATTTAGTTGATGTAGTTTTGTCAACAAACATTTCGCCAGAGATGTTATGTCCTTTGTACAAGGCTTCAAAAATATCTTGTTCGTTAAAGACGGGATTGCTAAATTGATCTAGGCGCATAGCCTATAGTTTAGTTGACGTTAATTAGTTTGTCAAGATCTTTATTGCGAGATTGCATCAATTTTTCGTATTCAGCTTGTCTACGTTTGCTCAATTCTTCTTTATAGGTATCGATAACCATAGAAATTTGCTGCTGTAGTTCAAAATTATGAGTAGAAAAATACTTACGAGTTAGTTCACTAATTTTATTTTCTAGTTCGCCGTCTTTAAGCGAAGTCAAATCATTAATTAACGGGTGCATTAATAGCTACCTAAAAAATTAACAAATACAGTAGCACCATCGTTGTATGACCATGCTTCTATAATTTGGTGCTTTCCATTTCCTGGTATTGAACCAGTAAATTGTCCATCTAAACGAACAGTTCCACCGCCTGCGGAATATAGCGATGCAGTGTGTGATGTACTATCGCTACTTACAAAGTGAACTTTTACTTTACAGTAGTAGGTATTTGCAGGCCAACCTGTAAATGTAAATGTGGTGTTACCAGTAAGGGTATAAACAAAGATACTAGCTGTACTTACATTTATACTCGCAGTTCCGTTAACAGTTGCAATATAAGATACACCGTGGAAGTTATTGTAATAACCGTTATTAATTGAACTGCCATTTAGGTCGTTATTAACCGGATCACCGTTTACTAAATTTTGCGTTAATAAGGAATTAGATTGTAATTCGGTAATTTCCGATTTAGCTGCTCCTAGAGCTGTTTTAATGATTCCAAAGTTATCACGGAAACCTTGGCTATCGTTGTCTTTTCCAGCAATTGGGTATTGTTCGTCAATAGCAGAGAAATTTATATTACTGGTCATATTGTAATCCTGTCGTTTCTAAATACGAGATATTTATCAGCGGTAGCACCTTCGACTGCATCAATTATGTATCGGTCAACGGTGTAGTCAATTAATGAAAAATCAAACCCGCTATGCTTAATGTTCAAAATAATGTCGTCGGCAGTTCCGGCCTTGCAATAGCATAGCGGAACAGCTAATTGGAATCCTAGTTCGGATTTTGATCCTGGTTGTATAGTACGCATCCAAAGAGGAAGGTAATTTCTTTCAGTAGCGCCTATGCTACTAATTCTTTCCTGCCAGTTAGTAACGCTGCTAGGAAAATATGTATTAGGATTAGGATTAGATGCAAAATAACCCTGACTGTCAACAGTTACAATAGGATCGGGTCTTGATGAATACTGGCTATCAACAGTCATATCGTTAATTGCTGTACTCCAAAAAGCGTTATTGCTATCAACTGTAAGGTTAACATTTTCGGTTCCTAAATGTTTAATAACATTTGGTAAACGCTTACCTTTTGGTTCTAAGGGGTCAATCATTTCTAAGTATACAACTTCGTATACTTCATTTTTTGTTCCCGGTACGTATGCAGTTGCTTTTTTAATTGAGCCAAATTGGAAACGTTTTCTTTTATGATTTAATCCAATTGCGCCGACATATGCGGCAGCAACTGTGGTTTCTATTCCTGCGTAGATAATCATAGATAAATCTGTTTGCAAACCAAAATTAGCATCGTTTGTACGGTAAACACTGCTTGGTGTAAAAATATTTGTATCGTTAATAAATTCTTTAAATCTATCTCGTTGCGATTTACTATCAGTTGCCCACGCATCGATGGTGTTTTTAAGGAACGGTTTTACACGAATATTACTATAAGTAATGGTATTTGGTGTATCTACTGTAATAGTAAATGCTCTAGTTATGGCACTAATGCCGTACTGATCTCTAGCTTCTACAGTAAAGGTATATACTCTATCAATGGTAGTAGTGTTTCCGTCAAACGTTGTAATGATTTTATCACCGTTAACGGTATCATAAAATCTTGTTAACCCAAAATGTGTTGAATCGCTAAACTGATTAACTTTGCCTACAATTTCTCCGTCGAGGTCTAAACTTAATCCTGGAGGTAATAATCCGCTAGTTAGTGAGTATAATACAGTTGCACCTGGTACAGAACTAACTGCTTTAACGCTCAGTGTAGATACAAAGTTGGCATTAATTCCTCCTAAATATGCACCTGTACTCCATGTGATAATACTGTCAATTTCTCCAATTACATTAATAGTAAATGTGCGAGATGACGATGCAGTTTCTAATTTATCACTAAATCTAGTTGATGTAATTGTAAACTTATATGTTTTAGTAATTGCAGGTTGATAAGGAACAAACCCGTAAATTTCCGAAGTCTCTTCGTCAAATGCCATACCTGGAGGCAATTCACTTGCTGTGTGATCTGGATTTAATGAATCTAAGGAGTTTATAATATTATCAGTATCGTACGTCTGAATTGGAATCGTGATATAGTTATTAGCTCTAAAAGTTCCTAGGTAGCTGGCAGTAAGCCATATCGGCTTTCTTAAGTATGTAACGTCAGCAGTAAATACTCCAGATAGGTATGTATTGTCGGCACGGAAATAATCGTCACCTACTACAAATATATCAAATTTTCTTTTTACAACAACATCTCCATCGCTAACACTTACATTAAATTCGTAGTTACGGTTTAATTTTTTTGGTGGGTTTGAGGGAATATTGTAATCAAAAAATACTGTATCGTAAATATAACTATCATAACCGTTTGTGGGTCTAAACGCAAAGTCGTATGCAACGGCATCGTAAATACTTTCGTCATATGTTCCTGACCCGTCACTTGGTTTAATACTTAACGCAGGTTGAACAAATCCTACAATTCTTCCGTCTGTTGTAAGCACTAGTCCCGGAGGTAGTTCGCCGTCATCTTTGGAAATAAAAAAACTTAAATGTTGAGTAGCACTAAGATTTAAATCTGTAACTTCAATTTGAAAATCGATATATGTACTGTCTAATGTAAATAATTGCTCAGACGGACCTATTGGTAATTCCCCAGCAGAAGTCACAAATTCTGGTCCGTCTGCATTTATAATTTCTATTGTAAATGTTCTGTCTGAGATAGATCCGTTTAGGGATGCTCTTACACAAAATGTAAATGTAGTATTGCGAGGCACTTCGTACGGTGTGCCAATAATATTATTATCGCTAATTCTTAAACCGTTAGGAAGATGTCCTGAAATTATAGAATATGTAACTCCGTTATCATTAGTTACAGGTAGTTGCTCGTTGAACATTGTTCGTTCTTGAAACGAACCAAACGAGTACCCCGAGCGTTGAGTCCAAACATTAAGCGCCATTACTACTCTCTGTTAAAATGTGCCAAAATCAATATCTAATTTTGTTGAAGCTGAATCTAAAAAGTTAATGTTTCCTGTACCGTTAAAATCTAAATTAGCGTTTGACGGATCCTTATTAGCAGCTCTCGGATCACCATTCATAAAATCTCCGGTTGTAAGACTAAATCCACTGATATCTTCTTGTCCACCATTAAAATCTAAATTGATTTGATTTGATTCTACTAATAGTTGAACTAATGCAGTAACCATCGGAATGTCAAATCCGTAAACAGTTGTTTGTGCATCACCGTTATAAATTCGATGTTCTTGTAAATCTAAGTCGCCACCTAATTGTGGATTAGTGTCATACACAATGCTAGGTGTTGCTGCAAGATCAATAGTTTCGGAACTTTCTGTTACAGCAATGCTGCCGTCTATACTTGTTATTGATTTGAATTCTAAGTTTGTAGAATTTTTATCAGCAAAAATGCCAGCACCTGTGCCTAGATTAACAGCACCGGTTACATCAGCTTGCAATAGTGCAAAATTAGCATTTACTTTAGTAAACGCGGTACGCAAGTCGTCGCCGGTACCGTCGTTTGCATAGCTACCTAAATTAATTGTTTGTATAGTCATAATACGCTCTCTTTAGTATATTTAGCTAGTTTGCAAGTAATAAATATCACATGGATATATACGCAGATAAAGAATACTGGACTAGCTTGAAATGGCCAGCAGCACCCGATGATGCTGATTATTCGGTATTTGAAAGCTATTGTACCGGGCGTGTATTGTTACTAGGCAGTACTCGGCTGTTGCTACCACTTGCAACTGAAGCATGGGATTTAGAGCCCAAATACGCAGATCCTAAGATTAAGAACAAAGACTGGTTCAACTTAGATACGCATTGGGACACAATTATAGTTGATGGAGCATTGGCATTTGGCATGGAGTTTACCCATCGATTGTTGCCCATTGTATTGGCAAACTGTAACAGATTTATAGCTCGTGCATTTCTTAATCCTAATTGGCCCACAAAATATGCCTGTTACTTTCCAAAAGCACACGAACTAACACCACAACCAGAAGAACATCCCATTAACGAGGTTTATACATTTTATATATGGAACAAAAAACAATCCTAGCCATGTACTCAGGCGGCCTAGATAGCCTGGGTATGGTTTACAAACTATTAACAGATCCTGAATACAAGGACTATCGTATTCACATACATCATGTTCATAACAAGAATATTGAAAATAGACACCGAGCAGAAGCACTGGCTGTAGATATTGCTCTTAAAGAACTAAAGGAACTCAAGTTCGAGTTTGAATACAGTGAAAGCGAAATAGGCACAGTTGTTTACAATAAACAATACATGTTTGATTCAGACACTATGAACTTCTTTGCTGGATATGTGTGCTTTGCTAATCCCAACATTGTAAAAGTGGCAATGGGTATGCAGGCCAATGATGGGAACCATGCACTGGAAGAACGCCGTGTTCGTGCTAATAAAATACTCCAGGCGTTTACGCCAGTGGAGAAAATCTATCCTGTGCTCAATCTAAACAAACGTGAAATATATGACAGCTTGCCAACTAGCTTACGAGATAAGTTTTGGTCATGTAGACATCCTACCTACACAGAAAAAAATATCACACCTTGCAAAAAGTGTGATACTTGTGTTAAACTAAAAGAACAGGGTATTAGGGGTTAGTAATACTTGTAATGATCCAGAAGTCATCGCTCATTGAGGTGTCTTGGATTACCTGGTATGGCATGTAGAAGTAGCCATGATCGCCCCAGCTTGTACCCCACGAGTTACGGGCAATGAACTTACCAGTAGAGTCATTATAACCGACTAGTGCTACGGCATGACCGCCTAGTAGTTGTTCAGTTGCTTTGTTAGGATAAGGCATTTGACCAGTAGCTGCAACTGCATCTGATTCAAAACTTTCATACACATCGAACCCGACTACAACGGGATAACCTTGTGCCAAGGCAGCTTTAACTGCGGCAAAGTTAGCACACTTTTGATAACCAACTGCCTTGCGTGTAGCAGCATTAATGTATGCAGCTTGACTAGGGCGATAGGCAAATCTATTAATAGTGTATGGCCATAATGTTTCAGTAGGCACACCAATCTTGTTTACAGCTTTAATACCATCGCGGATGTAAGCACCGTTATCATAGTTAACAGTTCCTTCTAATACACGTTCTTGATAATAGATAAAGAGTCTGCTGACATCAGTAGATCGTTTTGCTTTGCGGCATAGATATTCTACAATACCAGCAATGGCATTGCCAGTACATGAACCTAAGTTACCTTGGTCTTCGATAGCTGAACAGTTAGCACGTAAGTCTACACTTGTAGGTAATGTTGTTAGTCTTGGAGCAAAAGCATGATCACGCGGATCTGCTTTATCTCTTTTCCATTGATAGTTATTTTGTGGCATTGTCGCTCCTTGTTGTTTTAAGTTGGAAAGTCCGTACTAACCACTGCGCCTTGATTGTCTATAGGATGATTGCCAGTACCGTCAACTAGAGGTGTAGTACCGCCTAAGAACAACTTAGTATCTGATTCAACACCATAAGTTTTAGATGGCGTAAATGTATCGGTGTATTTGGCTGTAGTACTGATTCTAATGTTAGCCAAGTTGCCGTTAAAGTACTGGAAGTTTCCAGGCCCACGTTTTCCAATCACTAGATCATTACTAGAGTTATTGAGATTCCAAGCACCGCCGACATACTGTGCGCCACCGTTTAGATACGCTATTGTTTGTGTTCCGTTACTGACTAAAGCAACGTGTGTCCATGATCCAGGAGTAGGTTCGGCAGTTAGTGTTGTGCCGTTGTTGATGATTAAGTTTCCGTTTTGGTAATATACGTCAATGCCGTTACCATCAAAATTTTGACCCATCACAGTAAAGATAGTACCCGGGCCTGATGCGGTAGTTGCTTTGCTCCACCACTCAATAGTCCAAGTTGTACCTAACGCCCAATCGCTTTGCGTATTCTGTACTCCTAGGTATGATGTGCTACTTGGTGAGAAACTGAGACTAGAGGGAAGATATTTAGATCGGGTGCTATTATAGTTTGCTGTAATAACAGCATCACTTAAGGCACTATGATAGATTTGTATCTCACCCATCTCGCCATTCAGTAAGGCATCAGGCCAGTTGCTCTTACCAATGTAACAGTTGCTTCTTGTTGTATTTACAGGTATAGCCATGCCTGAATAATTCATCATCTGATCGCCATTGACAAATATAGTGCCTCCACCATCAGCTTTGACTCTACCCGCTACCTGTACCCACGTGTTAACTGGTAGTTGATAGTTAGTGGCTGTAAACTGAGTGCCTTCGGTTCTCAATGCCGGGTTTCCGCTGACACCGGCGCTTGCGGCTAGCAGTACAGTATTAACCCCTGCTCCGTTACCAAAATCTATAATACGTTCCCAGTTAGCGTAGCTGTGGACCTTGACCCATGATACAATGGTCAAATCTTGATTAAACCATATGTCGGCTGGCAAAGTGGCAAAGTTGTAACCAGCAAAGTCAATGGACTTAACACCAGTGCTGTAGAACGCTGGTGCTGAATCAAATGTAGCATCGTGTCCGCCTGATACTAGGTTGTACCAAGTAGTTGTTGATGCACTTCCAAATGTCATATTGTCTCCACCGGCAAACCCAATGGCTACGTTAGTGTCAACTGTAAATATCCACTCTGCCCCAAAAGAGCCAGTACCTGTGCTTATGTTTGTCACTGTACCGTGATAACCGCCCCATTGTGTAGTGAACGGATATCCCACTGTAACTTGATTACCAATGTTGGCACTAAATGCTGTAGGGATATGTATCTTAGTTCCGCTGTCTGTAACAGCACTAACTGTTACTGTATACTGTGCCGCATAACTCGCTGGATTACTTGCATCAAGATTTAGCAACAACTCAGGTACTGCATGTTTAATCTTAGTTGCGTTGTATGAAGACTGTGCTACAGTATCATAAATGTATACAGTACCAATCTTGCCTTGGAAGTATGATACATTGCCCATGTTGGTGCCGTTACCTCCACCACCGATACCAAAGTATCGTTGACCTGGGGGTGTGTAGCCGCTAGATGCTGTACCGTTAACAGCATGGGAACCATCAAGGTTGCCGTTGAGTTCTAATCGTAAGCTATTTTGTACATCGTGGAAAAAGTAAACATGATTCCAAGCGTTGAGCGTCACTGTGTTTGGACTTGTTATATGCCCACTTGGAAATACTGTTGCTAATAGGTATCCGCTACTGTCGATTTCCAGCATGTTATAGTCGTACCCGACATTTGGTCCAGTATTTTGACCTAGTTCGGCAAGTAATGTTATCCCGTATGACGTTGGATAAAACCACATGTCGACGGTAATGTTACCATCGGGCCACGCACCGGTAGTGGTCAACTGTGGACTAATCATCCAGTTGTCAGTACCGTTAAATGTGTATACATACTCAGCTTCACCGTCTGGATAAGTGTAAGCATCACGTGTTGGTGGATTAGATGATACCACTGATGGCGCCGTAATCGATCCGCCCCAAGACCACCAACCTATTTGTCCACTAAATGCTGACACCGCGGGTTCAAGTGTAAAGATTGAACCGTAGTATGGAGGAGGAGGAGGGGGAGCACTTGCCCCCATACTTGCTATAACGCCTTGTATAATACTCATTGTGGATCCTTAATAGTCGTCTAGTATGCTTGGACCGCTTAGGACCCAACGATTGGTATCAACTTTCATTAGCGTGTAGATACCAGTGTTTCCATCATTGCCAAGACGCCACCAGTTATTATTGCTATAAGTTTGACTGAATCCCACAGCACTGACATGTAACCCGTTACTGGTATCGTTACTTGTGTTAACATATACACTACTACCGTCAAAGTTGTCTATTACAAGGCTAACTGTAAATCCTATCGGAAGTTTGGTGTCGCTGTTTTGCGGAACACGAACGGTTGAACTGCCTTGATTACCGTTAAAGTAGATAAACTTGCCATTGTGTTCAAAGTTCAAGTAGGTAGTGTTATCACCCTTATCTGTCAGTGCTCTACTAATACCAGCTTGTGTAATATCGCTACCATCGGCAAATACAATCGATCCACCGCCCAACTCGATGTTATTTCTAGTGATAACAGCGGCACTGACATCACTTACGTTGATAGTTGGGCTGGATAGTGTGAATGTAATAGCATCAGTTGCCACGTATGGAACCGGTGGAGTTATCTGATAGCTATCGTTACCTGACAGTATAGCAGTATTGGTATCGTCTTCTACAATCCAACGTCCGTATGTACCAATGCCGCTACCGTCTAGTGGCAAGCTAACAGTAATGGCATCATTGTAGTCGTTGTTGATGTCACTTACATATCCACTCCATTGTATCTGTCCATCACCAATGCTGATGGCCTGTTGGAATGTATCCCAACCATCAAACATCCAGTAGCCTTGAATGTTAGTGATTCTTCTTGACCATGCTAAGGTACCATTGCCGCTGTTGAGTTTGGTAAGGCCAAGTACATAGTGATTCACACGGTTGTCGTAATATACTCTGCCAAAATAAACATCACCATTTGCGTCTACTCGGCCTTGTGGGTCATAGTTCCAGTTGTTGTGATCAGTTTGTACAGACTGCCACGTGATTGAACCATCTAGACCGTTCTGTTTGGTAATCATTGCTTGGCCGTTGTCGTTTGTACCAATGGTAAACACGTTGCCACTACTGTCAACATCAATACTGCTACTATAACCATAGTTACCGATGTTGTTATCTCCGACAAACTTTTGCCATATAGTAGCACCGCTATTGGCATTGTCCAGGGACATGACTAAAAGTTCGCTATCACTACCGTTTTGCTGGAAATAACCAGTAACAAGTACTCGATCGTTAACCGCATCATAGGCTACATCATTGAAGTATTCATCATAGTTTGTTGAACCGTAAGTATGTGACCAGTTAGGAGTCCATACAAACGCCTGTTGTCCTTCGGGACTTCTTACGTTATATGTAATCTGTGCAGTGATTGTTTGATTCACTGATAAACGTACAGCTTCTGCTGGAAGCCACTGGCCTTCTGAAATGTAGCTACCTTGCCATGTAAACTGATAGTCGTTACCAGCAAAGAAGTCTACAGTATCATATGATGATAATCCACCAGTGATAGTTACAAACCAATCACCCTCGCCGTTGTCCACAACTGATACAACTGTTTGATTTAGATGGTTTACACCTTGGTATCTAAACAATGTACCAGCTGGAATATCGGTTCCCAATGTTGGATAAGCCGCTATGCTAAAGAATAATACGTCCCCATTAACGTTTGTACCGTTAGGCTGAGCTGACATGATCCAGCCACCATCACGTCCACCTAGTAAACTACCAGGAATCTTCAGTGTGTCGCCAGCTTGATAGTTTGTTCCATAATCAAAAAGATTAACGCCATCATCATATATTAAACCGTTACTACGATTGATATATGTATACAGGTTAAGTTTCATTACTGAACCGTAGGTAATAGACATAATGTCAGTAGAAGTAGTAACTGTACCAGTTCCGGATACTAGTGTCCAGTTACCATCCATGTGATAAACTGTACCAGTAGGCACACTCCAATCGCTAACGCTACTAAATGTATATACTGTTTGATCAACACCTGGAGTTAAACTGCCAATCACAACTGTAAAGTGTACACCGTTAGTCTGGGCTAGTACATTACCTAACTTAGTTTGATCGGTCCATAAGCTAGAATCTATGTCTATACCATACCCGTCGTAGCCAGTTACTGCGCCTGCGCTGTACGCAGTACCTTCTGTTGATAACTGAAGACCGCCCACACCCGGAGTACCGTTGTATACTGCTGGAATGCCGTAGTAAGTATTAAAGTCTGAGTCGTACCAGTTGCCTGTACCGTCAATGTCAACATCCCAGTTGCTGTTCATAGATGCAACATCACTAGTGATATCGCTTAAGGCAACACTTATGTAATCATAGCCGTTGCCGTCTGTACCTTTAGTAGCAGTTAAGCCGTTACGGGTATTGTAAGCACCGAACGAGTGTCCAGCAATAATAGGATCACCAACAGCATCAACAGTAAACGATTTTTGCGAGATAGTTTGATTACCATCAGTGCCGCCTTTAATAACCCAAGAGCTATCTACCACACCTGTAGCAGGTATTAAACTAAACACACCTGTACTGTTACCAAAGTCAAAACCAGCATATAATAGATTATGAGCAACATCAAACTTGATGTTCATCTCTTGTGGATTGTTACTACCAGAGCCGTCACCAACATCTATTGTGTTGATACTCTTTCTCCATAACGTAGTACCAGTTTTATCTACCGCTGTAACAAATGATTGATTTATATTGCTTTCGCCGCCTACAACATATACAGTACCGTTTGGTCCTGTAACACCGGCTGTTGCCCATTCATTCCAACTGCCATTACCACTTTGGTTAACAAAGCCGCCGACAATACTTTCTTGTGGCAATGATAATGAGCCATCTGTATTAAAGCTCCAGTTGCCTGAGAATACACCCGACTTTTGGTTTTCGTTCATGCCAATATACAACCCTTGTTGGTTGTTTAAGTACATTGAATGACGCAATGCTGTGTTGCTAAAGAAATCTGCTGTAGGGTTATTGCTGTCCATCCAGTCTAGTTCTGGACCACCGTGGCCACTTTCGCCACCGTAGGCCATTAGAGTTGGATAACCGTTTAGGCTTTGTATACGACCATATTGACCTGAGTGGGCGCCATCCTCAAGATTTAAGTTGCCATCAGCATCTAGTACAACAGTATGAGCACCGTTTACTAGTTCGTTTAATGCGCCGCCACTGCCAAATGTACCGTAAGCAAAGTCATTAAAGTAACGACCAGTTACATCTTGTTCTTGTGTCCAAGTTAAACCAAAGTCAGCACTACGGAATACTTGTTCGTCATCGTTGCCCACAAACACAAAGTCGCCACTAACGCCCGCGGCATCTAGCCACTCGCCGTGACTCCAAGTCAATATACCAGTATTAGTATCGACTGGCCAGTAGGTGCTGGTATCCCACGGTTGAGTTAATGCTGAATCTAGGTATAGCTCGTATGAACCTCCATTGTTCTTAATATAGTAAGTGCCGTTGTAACTTTGTTGAGTAGTACTGTTGTTTTCTGTATGGCTTGTTACTCCCGAGATAACAATCTTCTCACCGTCTGCGGCTGGTCCATTACCAGTAATGTCAGTAAAGTGAATAGTTGTTGGCAATCCATCGCCAGAAGCATTGCGAACAATATCATTAATGTTAGCTGTATATGGGCTTGGTATTGTTACATAAGTTGCTGGAGCATCAGGTTGTACAAATACTTGTCCATCTCTTGTGGTAACAATAAACACGTTGTTGTTGTAGGCAATCTCCGAGATGTCAGGTACATAGCCTAAGTTATCAAACAGCGCACTTTCTAACCAACCGTTAGTAGTGCCGTAGCCGTATTCTGCTTGCCAGTTACCCGGATCCAACAAGTTAGTAGGGTTAATAAAAGTCGGAGTAGCTTCCCACAAGCCAAATGTACCATCATCCTTTTGATTGACAACAAATACTAGGCCAGTTTCGCCTCCCCAGAAAACCTGTGGGAAATAGGCAAGACGCCAACCGTTAATATTAACATCAACCCAGTTAGTGCCATCTATAGCAGTTGTGATGTCGCTGGTTACAAACATACCACCGTATGCTGGACCTTGTGTTGTGCGAATAGCGGAAATAACATACTGACTTGAAACAGCGTTGTAAACAACATCAGTAAACTGTGCGCTATAGCCATCTAGGTAACCGTATAAGAATGAACTATTGGCCGGAACCACTGTCCAACTGATACCGTTCAAACTGTGTGCCACTACTGGATACATTGTTGTACCTTGAGCAAAACCAACCGCTACCCAACGTGCTGTTGCGTTAAAGTAATGTACTTCATTCCAGAATAAATCGTCACCAAAGAATGAGTCAGTGCCAGCACACAGAGTTGCTGTGCCGATTACAGTTGAATAGTACATGCCTGTTTGTGGAGTGATGGTGTCAAGGCCAATGTCTGATCGTGTGTAAACAATAACTCCGCCGTGTACTTCTGCTTTACCTATGCCGCCTTGTGTACCCGGGCCTGAATCGTTGCCACAACCAGGAACACCACTTGCTTGAGGTTGTCCCCATGTGATACCATCCGTTGATGTAATGACTGTGCCATCAGCATTGACAAATATATAAAGCTCGCCAGCACTCGATCCACTTTGTCCAGTGTAGGCTGTTGACTGTACTGTGTTGTCAGGGAATGTTAGTCCACCTTGAGCATCAAACTGCCAAGTCTGTACTCCTGCTGGTCCATAGTCTGGACCTGCGGCCTTAACATTGATTTTAGCAGTTGGAGCACTGGTATCACTATTCTGTAGCCATACTTCAGCAAAACTGTGATCTAGATTACTTTGAACAAACATGTCAAGACTGTTGTTAAACACTCCTATAGCACTTTCGCCACCAATAAGATCCGGTCTGCTGGTAAGGATTTGATTGTCAACAGATAAGCGTCCAAGATTAGACTGTGTCCAGATAGCAGGCTGTACGCCTGTATAATTTAGAGTGATAGTTGTACCAGCGGGTACAGATTCGTTGATTGTTGGGTAGTTGATGCCTAATGTTCCAACGTTAAATGCCCAACCTTGTTGTCCATTAAAATCACCTGAGCTAAAGCTCCAGGTACTAATGCTATTGACAGCAAACGTTCCAACGGCATCATCTAGAGAACACGTAATAGTCCAATCGCCTGGATTTTGTGTATTAATAATGCTTGCTAGGTTAGTGTATACAGATTGTGGAATGCTAAACACAATGTCGCCGGCGGCTTGGCCAGCTAGATAATCTTCCCCAGTATCTACTTCGAATGTTTGTGCGGCATCGGCCCAATCTGCTGTACAAACATAAACGTTGCCACTTGGGTCTAAAGCCATTGTGCCGGCTGTGTCACCACTTTCACCGTAAGGGTAGTTAACTGATCTCTGTACTAGGCCACTTCCACTGCCGCTACCAAATTCACTTTGAATCTCGCCAGCGCCGCAACGTACTGCAAATGGAATCTGTAACCAAGCCCCTGCACCAAAGTTAGCAATAGGGTCAGACATAGGTGCGTATGTTGCCCACATAGTTTGTGAGTAAGTAACTGCTTCGCCAGTATAACCAGCACCGCCTGTTACTACGCTAATACCGTCAATGTATCCTTCACCATCAATAGCATTAGCCGCATACGTTGCCACTTCCCATCCTACTATTGGGCTTACTACATTGCCGTTTAATACCGCAAACTGGTATCCATCAATGATAACAAGTTGTGTATAATCGGCACCTACTCCCCAACTGTGTGTTTGGTCGCCAGTATCGTTAACTTCGATAGCTACACTGGTACCAGCACGGGTAACACCTGGAATAACCAGTTTGCCCTGAGCACTGGTATCGATGTTAACACCGTTTATGCTTAGTGTCGGGCTTTGAATCTTAAATGGTTGCATTGTCATTTCTGTTTATTCCTTAATCTGATGTAATGATTTCTGTAGCGAATGTTCTAACTTCAACTCCGTAAGTTAGACTAGTTGGGCGGCATAGCACTTCTACTCTGCTGATTGTTGGATTCCAACGTGCCGAGAATGTTGCTAATGGATCTGTGCTAGTATGCACTACACCGTAAGCACTTGCGGCCACTGTGTTGTTTCTAAAACTCTTAGCAATGATCATTTCTGTACTTTGTGTGTCCCAACCTTCGTTTGGAACTTCATAGCCTTCAACTTTAATCAATAGCTTAAACGTGTGCATATTATTTGAGCCGGTGTAGATAACTGTATCCATTCCGGTATTGCATGTTACGTTTGCGCTATCAACTTGTTTAGTATAGTTTGGTAGTGTTAATGAGCCTACTGGGTCAAAATACCAAGTGCGTGTTACAGGATGTGCGGCATCTGTTTGAACATCGACTGCATCTAAAGCAATACCTTCAGTACTGTTAAAGTGGAAACCCATTCCTGCTGCGATAAATGATCCGCCGTTCTGCTCACCAAAGATAACTTTGCCGCCATTGGGAACTGTTGTGCTACCATCTCTGCTAAACTTCCAAGCATTGGTTCCCGAAGTTAGTTCTAGTTCTGTTACTAGAGTAACAGTACCGCCAGTGGTATATGCTGTCCATGATGTGCTATCTACAGGAAAGCTGTAACTTTCATCTGCAAACAACTGGCATTGATTACCGTCACTTGCTCGATAGTACCAAGTGCCGTTGGCTTCCGTTGTACCTTCAGTAATGCCATCTATAACAATCTGTCCCTCTTCAACCATCATAAATTCAGTATCAGCAAATGTTACAAATGTTTCTGAGCCTATTGTAATACCAGTAACTATTGTAGACCAAGTCTTTTCTAACAGTTGAGCACCTTGTGGTAATCTTAACGAACCATCGGTACCAAATGTCCAAGTATATTGAACAGTACCTTCAGATGTAATTTCAACTCCACCGTAGCTTGGTAGCTTTACAAAGTTAGAGTCGTCTCCTAAGAATAGGTTAAGATTACCTGGATCCTGTTTCGCTATATGGAAATGATCAGGCTGTCCAATTGTTGGGCTATTACCAAACAATATTGTACCACGGTCTGTGGTCATCGGAATGCCATCAAATGAATTGCTGCTACCTATAGTAGAGCCATTAGGTAACTGTAAGTAACCGTCTGATTTAAATTTGAAAAAGCTACCGTTAGCATTGAGATCAATGTTAAACGTTGAACCGATGATAGCATCATGAATGCTGTCAACGGAGTGTGGCAAGTTTAATACACCGTTTGCTCCAAATATCCATTGGTTAGAACTACCATTACTGGTAAGTACAAGACTTGCCTGGTTAAACGAATCTACGCTTAAACCGCCATCAACAGTGTTTTCTCTTAGTCCACCGTATGGTGATAACAAATATCCCGGAATATGTAGTTTAGAATCACCGCCATTTAACACTACGGACACAACACCAGCAGATAATCTATCATTAGCTACCCAGTGTGTATCAAAATCAGTACTGCTTATTTTACTTAGAATCTGTCCAGCACTTCCACCGTTAGGTACACCTTGACCATCTAAACCATTTAGACCGTTGGAACCATTTTGTCCGTTAGTACCTGTATCGCCTTTAAGGCCGCGATCACCTCTGTCACCTTTAAGGCCAGTTGGACCTTGAATCTGTCCCACATCGTTCCATGCATGATCAGTTAAGTTCCAGAACCACAAGCTACCATCTAAATGTGTGTCGCCGTCGCCTGTTGTGACGATCCAACCGTGGCCAGCAAAATCTGCTGGATTAACTGGTGCTGCTGGTAAATCTGCGATTGTTGCTTTTGTACCTTGTAGTGTTACTGAAACACCTTGGTCACCTTTATCACCCTTGTCGCCTGTGTCACCTTTTTGTCCGACACCGTTGAGACCGTTAGTACCAGGCAAGCCATTTTGTCCGTTAAGACCAGCAGATCCTCTATCTCCCTTGTCACCACGAGGGATTGTAAAATTAAATATTGCAGCAGTTGCAGTACCAACATTATCTACTTCTGCGCTACTTCCGGCAATTCCGGTTGTAGTAATACCGACATCAACTGTACCACTGTTACCCGTATCACCCTTAACACCTTGCGGACCCTGTGCGCCCGCTAACGATGTACCGTCTTGATACAATATATGTGTACCAGTGGGAATTATTAAATTTCCGTTGATATCTACCTGTACTGTATGTCCATTGTTTGTGATTGAGTTAGTACCTGCGGGCTGCGCCACAGCGTGACCTACCCATTTAACGCCATCGAATATGTACGTTGTGCCATTGTCACCCGTGTACTGATCATGCAGTTGGGGATTGCTTGGAAAATTTAATATTGCCATCGCTCTTTATCCTTGTTCTTATATTTATTATTAGGCACCAGTGCCGTTATTTAGGGCTTTAACTACTGTAGCTAACCTGTCTATTGCATCTTGTATTGTTAGTGGAGCAGTTCCCGCCCAGTCACTAGGTGTAGTAGGAACATACGAAATTGTTCCACCTACTGGTAATGTTAATGAACCGTCAGTGCCGATGACTACATTGCTAGTGCCGGCAGTGAATTTAATAGCCCCTAACGATTTAACAGTCGTTGGGTATGTAGGCGCCTGACTTGCTGCTACGTTAGCAGTCCATCCTGCGCCTCCCGGCAATACTACATTGTTTAATTGTATAGTTAATGCATATCCTTCAACACCGTGAATTGACGAACTAAATGTAAATGTATCACCTGATGAATATCCTGGATTATTTAAAATAGGCCAAATATTATCAAGCATTAGTTCACAATCACCATTGGCTGCATATTGGAATTCTCCATGTAAAACCCAAGGCGTACCAGATAAAACTAGTGACGGTTTACCTAAAGTAGATACGTAATGTGCAGGAGAAAGCGATAACGTAAATATATTTGTAGTAGGACTAGGAACAGTTAAAGTTCCGTCCGTTCCTAAACTAACAATCTTATTACCATTTTCTAGACTATTAAGTATCCCTCCTAATTCTGGATTAGTGTCAACCCAGTTTAAGTCGTAATAGACATACATACGACCGCCAACTGTATCGTACCATAAATCTCCTGCGGCCGGACTTGTTGGCGGCATTGTTCCTTCTGTTACACTTGTGCCACCTCCTCCTCCGCCTGCACCGGCATATAACTCTTCAAAGTTTGCATTAACTTTGGCAAACGCTGTGCGTAATGGATCACCGCTTTTGTCATTTGCCGTTTGGCCGATATTGATTACTTGCTTAGCCATTATACTCTCCCTACAGCAACTTGAATTACTCCGGCTTCGCCGTAGTCTTTATCTTCTAACGCTTTACCAATAATTGATCCTAATGTTGGATTAGTTGCTTTCATAGCGTAACCAGAAGTTGCGCTAGTTGTTAGCATATCACCCTTCTTAACACGACCAATTACCTTACATGGAACACGACCTGCTAGTGCTAAACAAACTTTAATACCTTTTTGTTCTGCGTTCATTACATAAGCAGGATCTGTTGTTACAACACCTGCTGAACGGGTGTCATTCATTTGTGTAGTTGTAGTAACTTCTTTGTCACCTCCAAACACTAGTACGGTGCCTGGTTCGTACTCTATGTCGCCTTCGTAGAATTCAGCTAAGTCGGCGTATGTCGCTTGTAACTTACTTGTACCAGTTAATGACCATGTACCTTGGATTGTACCGTTAGTGGCATCAGCACCAGTTGTTAATGTTGTTGATTTTAGTGTACCGGCAGTTACATCAAGTGTGCTTGAACTTAATACTTGCCAAGTACCAACAATAGTACCGCTAGTTGCTGAGCCACCTGTTGTAATTGTATTAACTTTTAAAGTACCATTAGTTGTATCAGTTGTACCATTTAATGTTAATACAGTATTTGAACCAGTTGATCCTGTTACAGTAGCAAAGTTAAATGCTCCTGGTGTATAGAAGTTAAAGGTTGATGTTGTTAAGTCTAATGCTTTATATCCACCGACTTTTAAGTATGCTACATCAACTTCACCACTCGTTCCTGATTTAACAAGACTACTTGCTCCTCTTGTTGAGCTTACTGCTACAATACCGTAAGTGTTATTAGTAGTGCTAATACCGTCATAGTTCACTAACATAGCGTAACCACTTAACGCACTTACACCACTACCGAATGAAGCATTCTTGATACCGTCACCTTGTGTAACAACAGTACCTGCACTAACTTCTAACGGAGCAGCAGCATTGCCACTAAAGTTACCTAGGATAGATCCATTGCCAATATTAGCCATTTGTGCTTTGCTAATACCGCCTGACTTAACAGTGATCCAACCGCTAGTTGCTGCAAACGTAGCACTATCAAATGCTGCTAAACCTAAGTTAGATTGTGTAATACCGCTCGAGCTTGCTAGGGTTCCAGCAGCTTGCATTGATAGCTTACTTTGTGCAATCGCGGCACTTGTGCTTACCATACTGTCAACAATCTGTCCACTACCAATTGTGGCAACCATTGCGGTACCATTGTAACTTAAAGTTACGTTACCAGTCATAGTAGCATTTTTCCACTTACTTGTAGTAGTATCGTATGCTAAAATGTTAGGACTTGCTGCCGAAGTAATAGAAACATCTGACAATTTATATAAACTATCTCTTCCAGATACACTGTTATCAACATAATATTTGTTAGCAGCATCTGTGTTTAATGATGGATTAGCAACGTTGACTATTGAGTTTCCGCCTAAGTTTAGACTTGCCTTCATAGCCAATGCGCCGTTTAATGCTAAGTATCCTGGACCGATCAAGTTGTTTTGTGTAACTGGTCCACCACCGTAGTCTAACCCTAAACGTCTATCAACAAAGCTACGAATAGCCGATTGTGTTGGAACTGTATCAGTTGCATTGTTAGTCATTGCAGAGTCTGTTGAGAACTCAGCAACAACAACACCGCGCTTAAACCCTAAACCGTCTAAGTTACTTAACGCAATACTTGCGCTAAATGTAACAGTACCTGTACCTTGGTCAACTGTAAAGAATCGACCTACACGGAAAATACCGTTCTGGTCAGTACTTACATAGAATACACGTCCAACACCTTCTTCGTACACCTCTTGTGATTGTGTAGCAGGCTTAGTTGGATTACCATAAATTTGGTACGGATAGTTAGTAGTTGAGTAACTACCAGTACCAATGTCTAAGAAGTCATGTCCTGTTGCACGGCATGTTGAAATACGTGTTGTAATCTGTGCAGCAGTTAGTGCAGGATACCCTAAACGCAATGTAGTTGCGCTTAATGGATCAAATGGTTTATTAAGACCGATGTTGCTTGTAGCGGCAGTTGTAACTTCTAATACGGCCGTAGTTGTTCCACTTCCGTATGTTCCTGGATTATAAGGGTAGAAGAATGTTGCACTACCTGTACTGCTTGCAGTACACATATAATAACCGTTATATAACGTATTACTATTTCCTGCAATCTTATAATACTTGCTAGTTGTTAGTGTACCTGAAGCAAATGTTAATACTACAGAATATCCACTTACACCGTTATAAGTTGTTGATGTAGGTGAACCAGTTGCACCAGTAAATGTTTTACTTGCACCGGCAGTAAACGAACCTGGATCTGCAGAGTATGCAAGTGTAATTTGGTTAGTGCTTGTACCAGCAGTTGCTGTTGTACTTACTGTTGCACTTGAACTTAGTACGGCTGTTAATACAGCATTACCAGTACTTACTTTTACATCCGGTACACTAGTGTAACCGTATCCTGGACTTACAATAGTTACAGTGTCAATAGTACCGTTTGAAATTGTACAAGTTGCAATAGCCTGTACAGTTGCGCCGCCTGATGTAACACTACCAATTGTAATTGTTGGAGGGCTTGTATAGCCACTGCCACCATTAGTAATTGTAATATGATCAACTACGGCAACAATTGTTGAGCTTAATGTAGCTCCAGCTGGTACCCAACATGCCGGCATAATTGTAAATGCGTTAATACTATCAACACTTGTAATTACAGCACCAGTTGGAATGTAAGCGCCGCTTGTGCTACTTGTTACAAGCATACCAACTGACAATCCGGTAGTTGTTCCAACAGTGACTTGTGTTTTACTTACTGCTCCAACAACTTGACGCCATCCGTTATATGCTGTTGTAGTTTGTCCTGAAACAAAATACATCGAGTCAACAATTGGAGGTGTTGTAGGTTGCCAGTTAACATCAAATGTAACTGCCTTAGCAGTAGTACTTGTTCCTAAAGCGGTCGTAGCGTTCCATGTTAATGCACCAATAGTTGTACCATCACCTGCTAAGTTTTCAACAGGAGTAGGATCGATTGTTAACCAACCATTTCTATTAATACCAAATGTAATTGAACCACCTGGTTGTGTATCAGCTACTGCACTTAATGTGATATTAACTTGAGACCCAACAGTAACTGCATTTAATACAGTTTGTCCACTGTTAAATCCAGTTCCAGTAATCTTTTGTCCAGCTTTGATTGTTCCGCTAGCACCGCTTACGAACATTGTTGTAGAAGCAAGTCCACCGCTTACATATGTTGCAACGGCAGTTGATTGTGACGGTGTGTAACTAATAATTCTATGTGTTCGACCTGCCCAACCGGTTATAAACTTACCTTTGTTGATTTGGTCAATGGTTGTTTGTACACTAACATCCAATACGGCAATTTTGAAATCGCCTACCATTGCACCTTCTGCTCTAGAACCTACAACACCAAATGTTGTTGGTGTACCAGTTGCTGTACCAGCAAATTGAACTTGTGTTGCTGAACATGAAGTAACGGTCCAAATGCCATTGTAACCGGCTGTGCTACAACCAGATACTGCAATGTATTGTCCATTTACAAATGGAGCAGTACCTTGGTTTGCGTATGTTAATGTTACTGTACTACCGGTACCGCTTGCGCCAGTAATTGTAATTGCAACATCTGGATCAACAGTCTTAATGTTAGATACATCAGTTACAAATTTATAATATGAAAATGAACTATCAGCTCCGAGAATTGCAATATTGTTGCCTAGTAATTCACCTGTTGAATCTGCAAGGTTATATGCAATAACGCGATAGATAGTTGCTAAATCGTCGATGTATTGTAATGCAGTTGACGGTCTTGTTGGTTTAACGTTATCAATGTTGTTGAACTTGATGTTTTGCAAGTTGCGAATAATAACAGTTTGTCCGTCATATAATGTTGCTGCTAAACCTGTGCTTGAAGTCCCTGATGCGCCAGCAGTACTCAAGTTTAGTTTTAATACGTTTTGTGAACCTACGTTAACAGTAGTATGTTCAACAGTTGTAATTTCGTAACGAATAATTCCTAAACCTGCTGCACTGTGATCTATTTCTAATTCACTGATGCTATAAGGATTATATGTATAACCGATAACGTAAAGGCTCAATGCCTGCGTAGTCGATGTTGGAGTCATTTCGTTTGCAAACTGTCCTTGCTTATACACATGAGCAGTTTGAACCATGTCCTGTGCCAATAGTACGGCATCTGGTTTTTCAGTTACGTCAAATCCGGTTGAACGTAAACCGTAATCACCGTGGGCGTTTGATCCGCCAACTGAACGAATTTGTCCACCATCTGCTGCCCAATAGTGAGTATGACAGTAGTATGAGAACGTAGAAACTTGTTCAGTTACAGCACCGTTCTTAGCAACAATAGCGTAACCTAAGTCGTTAACCATTGCAAAGTCGTTAGCTAACATTGACTTGTTACCACCCATTTCGATGTTGATTTGTAAACCGCCACCACTATTTAAGTAGGTAATTGTATTTGCCTGTATTGAAGACTTAGCACTCTGAATTGCTGTTCTAGCAGCAAGTAAGGTGCTATTCAAACCAGTTAGAGTCGGAGCAGCGTATGCAACGTCTTCACCGTACCCGTCAGTCTCTGCACCAAGCTCGGCAATATGTTCTGTAACAATTCCAGTCAATGTTGCAATCTTAGTATACTCTGCGTCGGTATTTAAGATGGCAGTTCCTGTTGATTGAGTTGATGTATTACCTGTAGATTTAGTAACTGTTGTGTTTAATGCAATTTGTTGCATTACAGTTAGCATTCTGTTATATGCTGCAACTGTTACAGTTTCTTCTCCTGTAATTTGATCAACCGCAGCTTCGCCTTGAATACTTTGTCCAAAATATGCAAGAGCAGCTTGCCATGTCATACTTGTACCACCGTACATAATGTCATAACAAATTGCATCAACAATGTATCCTACATCGCGGGCACATGTTGCTGAGTTATATAGAGGAATATTTTTAATAACGTAGTTTGCAGATATCCATGAAGTAATTTCATTTTGGATAAATGTGCGGTTAGCTTGTAAATTATTTTTTAAGTTAATTGCTTTTGTTGTGCTGTTAACGTTTGCAGGGAATGTAATTGCAGGAGCAATTGTTGCACCCTGTTGAATAATAGTATCCAATACATTAATGCTTGATGTAATAGCAGCACTGGCAGCGGAGTAAGTGCCTCCGGAAATAGTTGCTAACGCTAAGTCTCTAGCCTTGTTAATACCTGCAACAGTTTGTTGCATCTGGCCAGTAATCACGTTACTAGCATCGGCACGTAAGTATGCTAAACCTGCTTTAACAGTTTGGAAATTAGATCCGGTTACTAAGTCATAAGTTATAGCATCTAAAATTAATCCTACGTCACGTGAACAAGTTGAGTTGTTATACATTGCCGCAGCATTGTATGGTGTTGCTACATCTAATGTTAATACAACGGTTGCTGTTGATGCGTTAAAACTTACTACATCATTAATCTGATAACGAACACCCTGCGAATAGAACGCACATGGAGGTTGCGGTGGACGAATATCTAAACCACTATTTGTTGTACCTTGGACAGTAATAGTAATACCATTATCTGCAATGTTTGTAATTGTACCGTATAGTCGTCCAGCAAATCCGTCAACAAACTGTCCACCGGCAAATGTTTTAGCATTAATTGATTGACTGAATGATGAACAAACTTGTCCGTATGGAGATTTGGTTTTAACTTGTCCTTCTGGATCAAGTACCATGGCAAATCCGCCATGTCGTTGGAATGTAACGTTGCTAATACGTGTTTGATCATTACATAGGAATACGTCTAAGTATTTGTTATTTTTAGCGGCACTGTTAATATCTAATGGATTAGTTAAGTAGAAACGACCGTAATTAATTGTTCCGTATAAATGCCAGCTTCCTGATGCAATTGTACTTGCAGTTTGGAACGGATAAATTACCGAACAGTTCATAACGTTGTTACTTACTGAGTCAACAATTGCACGACCACGCTTGCTATAATCTCCAGGTGTTACTTGATAGTTGTCCATTAAGACTTTACCAATCCAACTCTGTGGAGCAATGCCAGCACCTAAGGTAACAGTAATTTTATTACTTGTTCCGCTTGGAGTAATTGATACCGCCGCTGCATAATCTGTACTGTAGTCATATGGACCTAATTCCATCGCATCAATAATTGCATCACGATAGAAGAAAATCTTACGCCATGGCGATTGTGAAATTCTGTCACGTGGGCGAATAATTGTTCTACGGAATTCGTCGCCCTTAATAGAACAGTTAGCTGGTAAACGGATTGGATAATCTTCGTAGTAGATACCTGTTTCTACAAAGATAGTAACATGTAAATCTTTAACAGTTTCGCCAAACTCAATTTGTTCACCAATTGAGAAGAAACCTGGCTTAGTTAATCGAACTTGGATTCTATCAACTCCGGCACCATTTCCTGGCAAGTATTTTACAACTTGTCCATAAGCAGAAGATGTAATACCAACTAAAACTTTAGCTGGAATAATATCGTTGTTTCCAGGAGAACCTTGATCAACATATCCATTTCCGCCGTTGCTAATATCAACGTTCCAAATACCTGTACCAAAACTTGCAGCAGGAGCAGCACCAACACCGTGTTGGATAATGTTTATAATAGTATCCATGTTGCTGCCTAATGCAGTAATAGCGCCAGCTGATGGATGCTTACTGTTATTAGTAACTTGTGATACTAGTTGTTGGTAACGTGTAGCAGATGTTTGATTTAAAACTTGTAGTGCTAGATTTTTAGCGAACACAATTGCATCAACAGTTTCTGTATATTGAGAACCAATTGCTATTGCTCTAGCACTTGTATTTTTATAATAACTCTTACCTGCAGAAATACTTTGATATGTTCCGCCTGTTAGTAAGTCGATGCACATTGAGTCAATAATGTAACCCAAGTCTCTGTTACAAATTGCTTCGTTATAATTGAATCCACCCTTGTATGTAGTGTCGAGATAATCAGTTGTTAATAGTCCAATAGAAACTTCGTTAGCTACAATATATGATTGTGCTGAAATTGATGTAGTATTGTAGTTAGTAGAACTAATTACTGGGTACACTACAGTAGGTGCTAATGAAATGTTTCCAACTATTGTTTTAATAATGTTGAATGAATTAGCAACAGTAGTACTTGCTGTACTACCTCCTGACCATCCAGAGTTTGTAACCTGTGGTGTTGCTGAGTATACTGTACTTGGTGTTTGATTTTGAATAACTAGAACTGCTAAGTTACTAGCTTGTGTAATAGCCAATTGAGTTACACTAACTTCGTTCGACGCAATTTGCAATGTAGCGTTTTGCCAGTATTGTAATCCTGCAAATACACTGGCACTATTACCACCATATGTAATATCATATGCAATTGCTTCAAGCATGTAGATAACATCGCGCTTACACTTAGTAGCACTATATGATACTTCTGGATGGTTTAATGCAACCCATCCGTTAACTTCGTCGGAGATAAAATCTAAGTTTGCAAGCAATAGTTGTCTTGCATGAGTGTTACCTGCGCTTAAACTTCCTGGGCTAGTAAATGTCGGTGCTTGTCTTGAGCTAATGCCATATGTTAATAAATCAATTACAATTTGGAATAATGAACTGATTGTACTTAATGTTGGAACATCGTTAATAACTGGGAAGTTTGTAGTAACATAATTAACCGCATTATTTTGATATGTAGTAGTTAATGCTAAAACACTAGTTCTAACAGTTTGTAACGCAGTTGCTCCCGCACTTGTTGTAGGATATGTTACTGTAAGACTGAATGACGATGATTGAATTAGCGATTGAATTGATGAAATGTTTGCACTAATTGAACTAGTTGTGATGCTACCGCCGGTTAGTGTATCGTTAGTGTACTGTCTAATGCTTTGTTGATATAGTGTCGTTGGTTGTATGTTGGTTACAATATCTTGTATTAGTGTTGATAGATAAGTTAATACGTCAACAATTGGCGCCACTTCAGAACTAGCAATTTGCTGAACTGCATTTTGCCAATACATTCTGCCAGCGTATACTGATTGGCTATTACCGCCATATATAAAGTCGTAAATTAATGACCATACAATGTACTCAACATCTCGTTTACAAACTGTTTTATCATATGCTAGTGACGGGTACTGTGCTCCTAGATATGCTACTGTTTCTGCTTGAATAAACGAAATATTGTTTAACAACAAATCTCTAGCGTTAGAATATCCTACATCCTGTGATGTAGTTGTAGGCATACTTACGGCAGGAATATCACCGCCGTTAATAATACTGATAATATAATTAATGTTGTTTGTTACAGATGTAACCGCACTGCTAATTGGTGTTACTGGTGTAGATGTAGTAAACACGCCTGTACCTGACACAACACCTGATGGGTTTTCATTTAAGAATACAAAATTGCCACTGATATGGTCAACTGTTGTACCAGTAATAATTCCTGTACCTGAAATGCGTTGTCCTGCAACAATACCAGTTGTTGATCCAACAGTAATAACGTTAGTACCAAAAATACCGTCGCCTGACACATCGGCTAGATTAACTGTGTCTAAAGTAATAGTTGAACCGAGAATTTGTGAAATACGTGCCCCAGCAGCAACACCAGTACCGACAACTGGCATACCTATTGCTAACCCGGTATTAGTTCCTACAATAATAGTGGCTGAACCAGCGGTGCCGGCAATAGAAGTAATTTTTTCTGCGCTAGCAATAGTAGTAGTTGCTGCAACACCTAACAGATTATTTTTTAAATTAGTAAGGACTTCGCCAATTTGACTTGTACTTAATTTTGTACCAGCATAGTTAAACTGAATAGCTGCCTGAATACTTTGATAGTTGCTTTGGAATAACAAGTCATAGCATAGAGCATTTATAACAGTTCCAACGTATGTTCTTAATGAAGTACTATCATATGAAAAGTTTAACACTTGATCTCTAGCAAATTTAATTGCATCAATTGTTTGAATTAATTGACTGCCAGTAACTTTGCTTGAAGCAGCATCAAAATATAAACTTGCTGCGCGAGTTGTATTAAATGTTGTGCCTAATACTAAGTCGTAACCAACAGCATCTAAAATAAGTTGAACATCACGTTGGCATTTTGTTTTATCGTATGTAAATGAATTTACATACTTGTTATTAATATAGGCAAGTGTTTCTGCTTGAATAAATGTTTTGTTTGCAGTTAACAAATCAGATGCATCGGTGTAACCTGTATCTGCACTATTTCCGCCACTTAATGTAATATTTTGAATTGTACTGAATGTTTGATCTGGTCCAATTGTGTACGCAATTCGTTGACGATATGGTCCAGGTTCTTGACTAGCAATATTAATTAAGTTTTCAGCTTGTAAAGCAGCAGCACCAATAGTTTTATAAGCATATTGCCAGTAACGTCCTTCCTTACCTAAAGGAGTTTTTTGTTGTAAATCATCACCAGTTGATGTTGAAACATACAAGTTTACAGCACTCGAGAATGTACTGTTATCAACATAGAATTTAGTTGCAGCTTGTAAATCACTTGCACCGTTTGGTGTACCATACCCAGCCATTGGTGCAGGGTGATCGCTTAATGTTAGCGACCCTGTCATTGTGTCACCACCGCGGTATACAACGTCTTTACGCTGCATTGCTTCAGTTGAAACATAATTACCGGTTAATGTTGGATCGTAATCTACATCATTAACTTGCGGGCTTGCTGGCTCGTCTCTTACTCTTAATGCACTGGCAACCTTCCCGTCAGAGCCGATTTTAACATAAGTTCTATCAGCATAACCTTTGTTAATTGCCAACTGATCGATTGTAGTAGTAATATTTCTAGATTGATATGTTAGGTTAAACGCTCTAACTAAATCATCGCTCGGGTCTGGAATACGTCCGATTGGCAGTCCGTTAACGTTTAACGGAGCATTTAATGTTGGCGAACTATCACCAGCTAAGCCAGCAGCACTAGCAGTAATGGTTACAGATGAATTATTGGTTGTATCGATAGCAATACCATCGCCTGCTATTAGATATCTAGCAGATAATGTACTACCAGTAGTATCGCCCATAATAACCTGATTAGGACCATAAGCTACACCGTCACTTAGGTTACTGAACCCAATAGTGCCACCGATACCAAAAATGGCATATATTTCGTTAAAGTTATCATTAACTTTACGGAACGATTCACGAATACTATCACCAGTACCGTCGTTACCTTGTACACCAATATCAATTATTTGTTTTGCCATTTTCTTTATACTCCGAAACTGCTACCGCAGCCGCATGTTGCTTTTGCATTTGGGTTGTTAATAGTGAAACTACTACCCATTAATTCTTCTTTATAATCTATTGTTGCGCCGTCCAAATATTGCATACTCATAGCATCTATAAGTATTTTCCATGCGCCGCACTCTAACTCAAAGTCGTCTTCGTTCTTTACGCTATCGAATGTAAATCCATAGCTAAATCCAGCACATCCGCCACCTTGAACAAAGGTGCGCAAACTTAGGTTGGGATTATTTTCTTCTGATAGTAAATCTTGTATTTTTACTTTTGCTGATGGTGAAATTGTAATCACGTTTTGCCCTCGATATCATATTTAGCAGAATGTTTTTATAACCTTAATGTAAATACACTTATGTACTTAGGACAAGAATACGCACAGCAGGCTCATTATCGCAAGAGCAAATACGGAACTGTACACGCATATTTGCGTAAAAAAACAGTTTTAATATTTCAATGTGACTGTTGCCACGGAATATTTAAACGTGATAAAGGAAATATGGATCCCAACCGTTTAAATAACAGCGTATATCATGTTTGCGGTAACTGCGATGCTAAAAAGTTTGCACAAAGCAAAGGAGTTGAAGCTCGTAAGGTTTGGGATATGCCAGTAAGCAGTCTAAAGACGATTGGCGAATTATAAACGCATATAAATAGTCAATAGGAGATTAACATTATGTTAAAATTTATTAAAAGTTTTTTTGGTAAAAAGCCAGAAGCAGCACCAGAAGTACCGTACAAAGTAGAAACACCAGCAGTATCGCCTATTGCTGAACAAGCTACTGAAGCGGTTGTAGCATCTATTGCACCAGCGGCTGAGCCTAAAAAAGCACCAGCTAAAAAAGCAGGAGCACCTAAAAAGCAAGGCAGTTACAAGCCTCGCAAGCCGAAGGCACCTAAAGCGCCTAAAGCATAAAAAAAGGGTCCATAGGACCCTTTTTAATGGAATTTATCTAACTGCTGAATAAATTCTTGTATCTTTTTTTGCGTATCTAGTTTACGCTTTTCATCCCACTCAGGGTTTTCCTCTAGTTCTTCACGCAAAGACTCTATACGAAATATCAGTTGCTCTCTAGAGAGCTTTTGTACAGTTCCATGCTGGCGAGGTTTTTGCCCTTGCTTTCGCACATTATGTCGAACTGGTTTAGAAAACTTATTGCCCAATTATTAACTTCCTTATTCCAATAAAAGTCAGAGTGTGCTCTGAGCTTTTGCTTTTTGTAGCCTTCTAAAAGTAAGGCTGAATGATCTGGTGCCACATCGGGTGTATGGCCCACAAGTACATCTTCACGACTGACAGAATAGTGGCAAGTAGGACGCATACCGCGCCAGCTATCCACAACTTTTCTAACCGCAGGGTCGTCTGGTTGGATGTAAACACCTTCCCGAATCCAGTGGTGATGAATATCAAGGACGATAGGAACCAAATCCATAAGAGACAAGCAATCATCTAAACCCCAGCTATTTTCTTCGTTTTCAATTGTAATACAGTTGCGGGCTTCGGGCGATAGTCGTTGATACGCACGTCGGATACCTTCGGGACCTTGTTTACCTGAGATATGGACGTTAATCTTAAAATCTTGGAAGGATTTGCCGTAGCCCATCCACCGTGCCATATCTGCATGATACTCAAACTCCTCTATCGAACGCTGGACAATGCCTGGGTTATCACTTGCCAAAACTGTAAACTGCCCAGGATGCATACTAAGTCGAACACCGCTATCGCGAGCAATATCACCCACTCTCTTGAAGTGGGTTTCGGCGTATGATATAACAGAAGGTTCGCGCCAATAATCAGCAAAAGACTCGTGAGTATAAACAGGCAGAATGTCGCTGCTAAGCCTAACCATCCGAAGAGCAGGATCAAGTGTGCTGACACGTTCCACCAGCTTTCTTGTTGCTTCGATATTGCCTACCATTAGGTCCCATAACTTTTGCTCCGCTACATCTCTTGATTGTCTATTTAACCAAGCAACCGTCGTAGTGCCGGTGTTATATTGTTTTGCATCATCGTCGGCTTTAATGCCGTCAGTTTGATGAGGAAAGTCAATCCACTTACATGCGAAACCTATTTTGCCCATTACCAATGCCTTATGACGCCTGCGATTATAAAAAAATTTGTTATAACGTATGTTAACACAATTGCAGTCCGAATGCAAGCAATACGGTCCGATTCCTCGTCCGTTTTGCCTGATTTTTCGCCTAATGCTTTAGCCCAAAGTTTCCAATACTTATTCTTTATCATTTTGGACTATACCGTACTGCTTGTATAACCAAGTGATAAATGCTTCTATTTCCTTACTTGGGTAAGGATATACTTTGTAAGCAATTACAATTCTTTCTAACCAATCTTTGTCGATCATTATCTATCCGTATAAAACACCGAACGACTCTTCGGAGTTTCCCACCATTCAATGCTTTCAACTTGTACGTTGAGCTTTTTCATTTTAGCTTCAACAAGTTCTGCCATCCATTCGGATAGTTTTTCACTTGTTGGAACAAAGTCCACAACCATGAATCCTTCGAAATATTCATATTCTGGAGTGTTTGCTTCAAGTCCCGATAGATCCAAATGCCACCCAGCACAGTGATTAGTATCTGGAACATAAACAGGAACAAGGCCCCTATCCCCAATAATTTTTCCATATAGGGGATCGTTTTTATCAATAATAAATTGATGGTCAATATAAGTGTTGATCCACTTCTTTAGCCATTCTAAATGTCTAAAATCGGTAACCATACCTGTATTGTCTAACGTTGGCGCAGTTAAATGTACCTGCATTTTGCCTTCGTGTCCGTGTAAATGTCTGCAAGCACACTTTAAGTCTGCTGCATATTCACCATTTAGTGTTTGTGTATGAACTCTGTGTCCATAACAGAATTCAAAAGTTTTATCAATTATCCAAGTCATCTTAATATCCTAATAGATGACACGCAGAATTTTTAACGAGGGATGAGCGTCTAAAGTCCTCTATTGCCTATATAATGCCTTAATATAGTAATTATATAGATTTATTTAGACTTGTCAACATTACGATTTGCCAATGGCTTAATATCGTTTTTAAATTCATTCAATTCAATTAGGATACCTTGTAGTAAATGATATTCGGCTTGTTGGTGTGTTAAAATAATTCGAATAACTTTCATAGTCCAGTACCACCAGTTAGCTGAGATAATAAGCATCGAAGATGCAATTACCCACCATAGTGGTGCAGAATGTAGCTGATCAATCCACCCCCAACCAAAAATTAAAAAAATAATTCCGATTGAAACTACAGAACTTGCGTAAAGCCAGTATCGTCTTTGGTTGTTAAGTTTTTCAATTTGCCTATTATGATGTTCAAAAAAGTTGTTTATATGTGAGTTCATTGTGAAGTAATCAGTCCAAATGGTAACCATAATCCGGGTGCGCCTTCTGTAACACATACCCATCCAATATAGCTACCGCTTTGTGGCTGATTATTCCAACAAACATCGCCCTTACTGAATGTACCTTGTGTAGGTGCTACATTACCAGTAATAAACTTTTTATCAGCAAAACTAACATTGCCTTTGACTGTTAAATCAAAATTAGGGTCAGGATTATTGACCCCAATCGACAATGGACCATAAACCTTAACAGGTCTACGAACATTATCTTTATTGCCAATGTTAACTTGATTAACATCAGCGTAAAAGACTTCGTCTTGTGATACTAGAACAGAAATGTTACTAGTAGAACTTATTCCGGTACTAGCAATATTTACACTGTTAAGACGATCATTAAAAATAGCAGTTTTGAATTTTGCTGTGTCGATATTTAATTCGTTTGTAAAGTTTGCAGGACCGACAACAGTTAATGATTCGAGATTTCCTAATTTAGTTAAGCTAGATGTAACTACATTTGCACCTAGTGCAGTGGCAGAAAGAACTGGACTACCTCCAATGTAATATGATTGCCCATTGTCCAAATCAAAAGATTCGCTAGTCCAAAGTCTATCTGGATTGCTAGCCATAACTAAATGTCTAGTTGGTCCGGTACCTGTCCATTCTAAACCTTTATTGTAAATGTTAGAATCTTTGGTTGATTTAAACTCTAATGAGTTATAACGATCAACTCGTGTATCTGAGATAATAGTTTCAACGTTTAAGGTTCCATAGATAGTAACATTGGCAGTTTTACTTACTTCGTTGCCAAAGACAACATCTCCGTTATTCTTAACAACAATTCTTGCAGTGTTGTCTGTAATAATATTAAGATCGGCATTGCTGTATGTACCAACATCTGCACTGCCTACACGTGAACTACCAGCAATAAACTCTACATCATTTTCAACAATAGCTAAAGAACCATTAGGACTTTCTGTGTTAATACCAATACGTCCTAAGTTACTACTAAAAAAAGCAAACTGACCTAGACTTGCTTCACCTAGCACTGTAAGACTGTTTAATGCGCCAACTTGTCTTAAATTACTTTTTGTAATTGTAGAACCTAATGCTCCGGCACTTAGTACAGCAACGTTATCGATTTTATAAGAATTATCTGTGCTTAAATCAATATCAGCATTGGACCAAAGACGCCCACCGTCTCTGTAAATGAATTTATAACTACCTTGTCCCCAAGTCCAATCCAATCCTTTGCCAGTAATATCTGCTTCTAAGTTAGCAGTCCAGTTACCTACATCAGTTGAGTTTTTGTGTTTTGTTACTAGATTATTAACAGTAAGTGTATCAACAGTAATTGTATCTGTTGTTAAACTACCAGTATGAGTTACGTCGCCTTCTAATGTTGTTAGGGCTAGTTTGTCAATTACGATTTTATCGTTTAGAATAGTGAATAGTTGGGTCATAATAGGTCTCTCGTGCTGTATTTATCTTAGCACGAGAGTTACCTGAAAACCGACTATTTAAGCTATTTTGAGCAGGATTGTATCTTCGTTAATGCGTCCGTTCATTTTAGTATCGGTTGCATTAATGTCTTCTAAGAATTTACGTAGCTGTACTTTACCCGCAGCTTTAAATTCTTTGAGCTTTTCTTCTGGTTTACGAATTGTTTTCTGAATACTAGTATGCTCGTTAAATCCAACGATTGTAGTACCTTTAATGCCCAAGTCTTGAAACTCTGCGGCAACATACTTTCCGAGCTTACGTGTTTTAGTATTATAAATCCACAATTCTTTTGAACCAATTACATCTGTTGGATTAACGCTAACTAGTTTTAATGGCTCAAAAGTTTTTAGGTATTTGAGTTTAGCAACTAGCTTATCTTTACTTACTGCTTTTGTTTTACGTGGAGCACGATTAACTTTAGCTTCTTGTGCAAGCATTTCGCAAGCACTCATAATTTCTTGATAGAACTGCGTAATCTTCTTTAAATTAGCTTTACTAAGGTGGCTATAAGCTTCTTTAAGCTGCTCATCTGCGTCCTTGGTAGCTGCTTCTTCAAGTTCAGCTAAATCACGCTCGTAGAAGCTTTTAATAATTCTAGTGTGTGCTGCCTTTGCATCAACGGCTTTAAGTAAATTAAGTACCTTAAATGCTTTCGGGTCAAATGCATCTGGATCAGTTTGAAAACTTTCAATTGCGTTTTCGATCTCATCAGTCATTTTGTAAGCAGCTTCTTTGACACGCTCTTGAATTGAAGGAGTATAAACAGCAGGCTTTGCTGCTTCGATTGCCTTAGCTTCGTCTGGATCAATATCGTTTTTGCCTTCTGCAATAACCTTAACAATCTCTTCTCTCAACCAGGCCGCGGTGTCACGCCCTTTGTTGAAGTCAGGACGCTGTGCCTGCATACCTCGATTTAAACAACAAGCAACAGCACCCATTGTAGTGTTAACACGGCTATCTTTAACTTTTTTAAACGCTGTGATGTCAGCTTTGGTACAGCCAACTGATTCCATCCATTTAGCAACTGCTGGTTTGTAAGTTTTAATATCAGACTCTAAACGATAGTAAGTCATTGCATTTACAAAATATCGATGAAACTGATCCCCGTCCCAAGTTTCACAACCTTCCCAACTCGGACTAGTGTCCTTTACTGCACGAGTGCGATGCGCGATAACCTGTTTCTTTGTTACTCTAGTTTTAGTTGCTGTTTTAGCCATTTATGTTATTCCTATTGTTAAACAATATGTATGTAATATACTAAAAGAAATGTTAAAAGTCAACTGTTATCGATTTCAATTTTAATAACTTTTTTGGACTTATTTCGATATTTTTCGTGAACAGTTTCCTTAATTTGGACTTGATCAGAAATCCAATCTGAGATATTTCCAGATTTAACTATTGTTTCTTCAAAAGATTTATCATACATGGTATTCTCCCATTCTATCACTTTGGCTTTATTTTCGTCTAATGCTCTATGATTAAATTTATGTGCTAACGTTAATGTATAAGATCCGTCTGCTTTAATTGATATATTAAAAGAAGCAGTATAGTCATTTGCTAACCATGTCCCGAACGCTGGCAAATCTTTAGCAGGATCAAAATTTATAGACAGGTTAATCTCGCCAAAATACAAATATGCTGCATATGCTATTGCAAGATACTCATTAGCAATGCCCATATTATCATTAAACTGGTTTAAATTTACAAATTGGTCATAATTGCAATATTCTGGAGCATTAGCTGATCTTGAAAATTTATAAAAGGTATCAACGCTTGAATATTTTTGGCTATTCAATATAACTGAACCGGCATGTCTTTCTAAAATATCTAACCAACTATGAAACAGTTTAATTCTTATAAACCGGTGTAACACTGTGTTTTTAAAATCTTCAGTGTACCATGCACCTAAGAATGGCTGTTCACCTGGGAACCGATCTCCAACCATTTTATAAATTTTCCAATCGGTGTCCATATGACTTGCTTTAGCAGGTCCGGCACCGAACCCTGGACTAATGGCTCCGATGTGTTTTCTAGCATTGGCAATTAGTTGTAAACTATGCAAAAAGTCTATAGGTTCTTCTGTTGGAAATCCAACAATCCAATTCACGTGATTAAACAAACCAACTTCTGCCCCGTCACGAAGATTGTTTTCGATTTCCCAAATTTCAATTTTTTTACGCATATCAAGAAGTACTTTTTGGCTTCCCGATTCGACCCCGTAGCTTAAACAAGTACAACCGCTATCTTTAATTTTTTGAATAAACGCTCGATCCATTCGTCCATCACATCGAACATAGCTGTTCCACCAGATTTTAAGTTTTTTTTCTAAGACCAAATCTATCAGTCTTTTAAAATTATTAATATTGCCGTTTGCTAAACTATCAACAAACCAAAATCTTTTAACACCATATTGATTAATTTGGTGTTCCATTTCTTCTATTACCCGATCCGGTGTTCTGCTTCGATATTTCCAAAAATATGTCTCGGCGCAAAAGCTGCACTCTGCTACACATCCTCTTGATGTTTCGATACTTACACCGTCAGGGTGTTGATAACTTGTTAAATTGTAATCAGAGTAGTCGGGAAATGGTAAAGCTTCTAGTTGTAATTTGCTATCAGTAGTTCCGATCTTCTCACCCATCGGATATGTTTCAGGTAAATTTTCTAATAGTTCTATTAGTGTTCCTTCAGTTTCTCCTACAAAAAAGTAGTTAAACGGAAAATTAAAAATAGAAGATCCTGTAAGTGTTTCGGGGCCGCCAGCAATGTAACATGCATCTGGTAGTCTAGATTTTAATTCTTTGATAAAATATTCAACAGCATGTATATTAGTATTATAAACACTAAACCCGATAACTTTAGGATTGGACTCAACTATCTCATTAATTGCTCTATCAAGTAGAGGTTTTATAATAGGAAGAATTTTTTCATTAAAATTTTCTTTATGATCCCATAGGAAATATTTTTCACCTCTCCAATAGTCATCGTTGACTATTTTTTTAATCTCGTGAAACGACTCGATGTTTAAATCATAAGTTTTTGTACTGTATCCGTAATGGCGTATTAGACCTGTAAGTTTAGCTAGATTATATGGCGGAAATAAAATACCCCATGCTGGTAGCATAACCATGGCAACTCTGTATTTGTCAGTAGCATCCCATGGTCTATTAAAAATTTCAAATGTTGGATTTGTTTTATTAACATTTCCTAAATGACTATTGGCATGATTAATTTTATCTTTTTCTAATATATGATCTAGAATAACTTGATCTCTGTCTTTGTTAGTATTGCTCATAGTTTAATCCGATCAAAAATTTCTTCAGGGCTTATATCGTTAATGGAGTCTACAATTTTTAAAACCATACCTACGATGTTACTGTTATTCATAAGATACTGTACTCCTAATAGTGATACTTGTATGTTGTCACAAAGTCCTACAATGTTAAACGCATCTTCTAACATTTTTTTTGGATCAGGGTGACAGTCTAATTTAGCACACAATATTATCTGTTTTTTGTCGACCCATTTTCTTAAATATTTAGAGTATGAGTCTGGTGCTATAAGATAATCTACTTCTTGTATTATCCTAGCACATTGTATCATTGATGCCTTTCCTACTAAATTAATTATCCGATCATCGAATAATATTGTAGGATCAACTATATAGTTTGGTCTATCAATTAAAAGAATTTTAGAAGATGGATATCTTCCTAGAATTAGTTTAAAAAGTTTTACATAGTTTGCAGCATCATATTTTTTAGCTGAATTACTACCGGATAGCTGTACGCAAAAAGTGTAGTCAGCACCGCTTAACAAACTATGAACCCATTCATCTTCTAATTCTATTTTCCAGCCACCTTGCTCGTTTTCATATAAACCTTTTAGTTGACTCGATTCGGAAAACGATGGATAGTTGTTACATCTATAATTATTAAGTTCTGGAACATCCGTGACTGCAAACGTGTTTTGATCGACTAATTGAAAAAATGGAAAGTGGATCAACAAGTCGTACAATGCTTGATGTACGGGGTAACCTCCCGATACAGTGGTTGTATGTCCGGTATTATAGTCTGAAACTTTATCATAGTCTCGAATGTAAGCCCATTCACCATTGAGGATCTTTGATCCTCTAAAACGCTCATAAACAAACTCTACAATATTTGGATCAGAATATACCCAATATATAAGTAATCCATTCTTTTGGTAATGTTGATATAAAGATGTCTGTTCTGTAAGCATCTTTAAACAATCACCTAGTCCTCCAAAAAATCTAATTTTAAAAATTACTTGCTTGGATGTCATGGTATCAATGATGTAAGATTTCCAAGTTTTAATTGTGAACTTTTAAAAACTGGATCTTTTAAGATTTCTATTAGCTCAGATTTACTAGGATGTGTGTCTTGCCAGATTGCCATTTTATTAAATTGCTCATCGGACATATGATACCATTGGGCTAATAAGTTAGTCCAGATTTTAGGTTTTGATTTAAATTCTAATTGCCATACAACAAACTCTTTAAGTTCTCTGAAGTTATCTCTTTGCACAATAAAGTTAGTTTGCCAATTTGACATTGCAGGGAAATTACCTTCCTTTACTAGTTGATCTAGTACATCAAGGTTGCGTCTTAATTTTTTAAAGTTACCATTCTTACGAACAATCTTATAAGTGTCTTCTGTAGCAGCATCTACACTAACTTCAATATAAGTGATAATAGGCCACAATGGTTTAATAGCCAGCAAGTTTTCTTCGGTCATCATGACACCATTAGTTTTAAGAGTCAATCGAAGATTGCTAGGTATAGGTTGACTAGCTAGTTCTAGCAAGTAATCCCAATACAGCGGGCTAGCAAATGCATCACCGCTACCTGTAATATCTAAACTAACTATAGGATGCTGTGTTAATAGAATTTTTATTAAGTCTTTGACATTGTTATGGATCTGTTTAATCATCTGCCCGTTGGCATCGTCTGGATCATCTGGGCGCCAAACAATGAGATTATTTCTGCAACTAGGACATTGTAAATTACAACTTACATCGTAACTAAACCCAACATGCATAGCTGCTTTTTTTAGTCTGTTATCTAAATCGCCAACCGGTACTAAGTCCCAATAATCTTTGTTATCATTTAACAGTGAATTTAATTGCGGACATTGATCATTACATTTAGTAAAAGACCCGCAACGCATTCCGTCTTGAATGGCTTTTCGATCAATGTTGTTTATAACTTGCTCTGCAGATTCTTTAAGTAAATTTCCTACCCACACAGGTAACCAGGTATGGCAACATGCACTGACGTTTCCCTGTGTATGAATTTCAATATGCTTAAATGGAACCATGCAAGCAAATTTTGATAATTTTTCATCAGGATTGTCGTACGATGATTTAGGCTTTGTTATAAATTGTACCATTATTCAAATAACTCTTTTATTTCGGGTATTGTTTTTAACGTATCTTCGTTTCTTATTTTATCTAATAGAAGAGTATTTTCTTTAAATTGTCGAGCGTTCTCTGCATTAAATGGTTTATCTAAATGCCAGAACAAATGCAAAAACTGAGGACGGATATCTACGTTAAATCTTTTTTCGTAACTTAGAATATAGTCTTCTAGCTGTTGCTTAATTGCAGCCCTTGTTTCATCCTTTAGCGCACTAACATGATATCTAGGAGAGTATTCTACAACGTTAATTGAAAAGTTAGTCCAGTTTTCTTCTTCCTGTTTAATAACACCGATCTCGATCAATCGATCTAAGATAACAGGAATTCTATGAACGTTCATGCAACTTACAGTAATACTTGGTCGGACATGAATATTTAAAGCCGACACTGCTTTTAAATTTGCTTCTACATTTTTCCAATTAGTACCGCTGCGTATTAGTTCGGCACGATCGTCAATGTCATCAATGCTTGGCCATAACCAAACTTTCTTCCCCCATTTCTTCCAGTAATCTAGGGCATTTTTATTTTGATATGTTAATTTACTTAAATTTGAATTATAAGTTAGCACTACGTCATATCTCTGACTTTGATCAAGCATTTCTAAAATTTGCCAATGCTCGTCCATTAGTAGCGGTTCCCCACCAGCAAAGTAAATCTTTTCAACAGTACCTACGTATTTTTTTAAGAAGTCTACGTTAGTGGATTGGTCTACGCTATTAATCTCTAATACTTTTTTGTCGTTAGATACCCAACCTAGTTTTTCCGAATCTGGAATCCATGCACTGCTAAATTCTGGACCACAAGTGCGACACTTGTAGTTACATAGGTTACTGAAACGGAAATCCCAATACTTTAAGTCGACATTGTCGACGTGTCCGTCTGGCGCTGTAATAACAGGAATCTCTGCTAATTTTTTACTAAAGTACTTGTTGTGGTGTATTCTTGTGCTAGTACCGGAACTACGTTCTGCTTCAAAGCATTTACTGCAAGCCTTTGGTTCAACACCGCTAATCATATCCTTGCGAATACTTTTCATATGATCGCCGTTCCACACTTCTTCAAGAGTTTGTGTCGTAAGATCCCCTGCAAACTCTTTATAGTTTGTAGTCATGCAGCAGTGATATACTTTGCCTCTAGGTATAATGTTTAAGTGTACCCACGGCAATGCGCAAATTGTTCCAGATTCCATTTTTACTCGATTATTAGAATATTTTTTATATCTACGTTTAATATTTTCTACGACCACCTTAAGAGAAACCATTCTAAATCCTTTTGATTTTTAAAATCAAATATATGATATGCTGTGCGAGCATGGTATTTAAGTGTATCCATGCACCACTGATTTATTTCTATATAGACTTCTTCCGGGTATGGTTCTCTAAATTCCCAACCCGGAGTCATTGGCTCCCATACTTCGGCTCTGTACTGTCCGCTGTCTATTACTACGTCTATGTCCATAGTCCGTGTCGAACTTTAATAAGACGAATCATCATAGCTTCGTCTTCTTTTTCGCAGTCGGCTTCCATCTTGCGTAGCTTCTTCATAGCAATGCTACTCATCTTTTTGAGTTCAGCACTCTTATCAATCCCCCACCCTAGTTTGCCACCGTTAGCTTCACGGCTTGCTGCACAGTAAGCACTCCAACCACTTGCTTCGTAAGGGTCTGGACGATTACGATATGTTTGTGTCCACCAGGTATAAAGATCAAGAATTTCTTGTGCCTTAACGGCCTGTGGTGTAAGTTTTCCCAGGTTAGCCGAGTCAGGGCCGACTTCGTCTTCTTGCCAACGAAGCTGTCGTTGCCACTCGAGGTTGTCCAATCCAGCTTGCGGACAACGCCATGTGCGCCAGCGCCACCATCCTGTTGCCCAGAATGGAACTTTGTATTTTGCTCGCTCTTCTTCGTCTGCCCAGGCGATGTGCCACCAGGCGAGTTCCACTTCCACAAAATCCTGTAGCTCATTAAATAGGCAAGGCAAAATGCGACCTCCCACATCGTGCCAAGTCCCAGGTTTAATATCGCGAGGATGGGCAGTAAGAGCGTGAGTACGAGTAACCCAACGGTTATTAATATAGTACTTAATGGAATGGAGTGTATCTGGAATCCAGAAAACAATCTTTTGAGCATAGTCTAATCCTTCTTCAGCCAACCAATAGCGTACTTTGCTCTGTCCTGCGAGCTTGTGCCAGTTGTCCCAACCTTCGCTAGTCTTAGCTTCGCCCTTTGGAATTCCACGAACCCAGTCGGCAAACTTACTACATGTCCAATAATGATTACGCATTTTTAACTTATTCCAAATCTATATGTTGTATTAAAACTGACCGTGATTCTATTTTTTGTTTCATTCATGTTAGTAAAATGTTCTAACCATGATGGAAACAAGCATAGTAATCCTGTTTTACAAGGCATTGTAAAAAAATTATTGTTAAGTTCATTAACATTTTGTACAAATTCATACATACGCAACGGAGCAAGAGGTGAATTAAATGTTAAGCCGACACTACCTTCGTCTGCTTCTACATAGAACGCACCACTAACAACACTAATTTCATGACGGTGTGGATTGACTCGATTACCTTCTCCGAGCAAGTTAAACCAACTAACTCCTAGTTCAACTGGTGCAACTCCTAAGTAATCAATATACTGATTAACGCTATCTTGAATTCGACTACGAAGTCCTGCAATACGAGGATCGTTTAAAATTCTAGTCTCGGTATAATAACTACTTACACCGCCATTCAACAACATGTGATCCTGTGTTGGATATTTTTTAATAATATCTAGCAGTATTGGCAGTTCAGGATCATTTGAAAAATCAAATGATCCTACCATTGTTGGAAACAAGTGTGCTATATTCATACTTTATAAATTTCGTGTACACTTTGAAATGGTGCTTGATAAACGGCAAATCGTGTTGCTTCGTCTAGTGTTTCAAACATCCTTGATTTCAATGATCCGAGTAACCAATATTTCACTTTATACATTCTTCTTCACAAATGGTTCTAGATTAGGTGCAACCCAACCTACTGGTTTCAAAACTTTACCGTCTTCACGTTTACGTACAAGTCCAGTATCTTTATCGATTTTAGCAAAGTTAGTACCCATAACTTCTTTCCAACCGCCTTCGCCATCCATACCTGCACTATGAATAGCGCCGATAGTAACAACTAAAATATCTTCTAAAGCATCTAGTGTTTCAACAAGATCGTTATTGTTAATAGCTTCTTTGAGTTCTTTAAACTCTTCTTCAATCAAGTTTACGTATAGTGCAAATTGTTCTTTATTAAATGTATCAACAGTCTGTCCACATGCTTTCATAAATTTTTCTTGATCGCGAAACGGGTTCATATAATTTCCTTTGTATTAATTGGTAGTTCGCGTACATCATCTTCTGTACACGGTATAGGTTTTCCTTGGTAGTCTAACATAATAGTACCCCAACGTTTACCATTTTCTTCAAACTCAACAAATGCTCTGTTATATGCACAGAACACGTGAGTTTCGGTAGTTGGTTTAGACATTAACCCTAACACAACAACAAAGGTAGCGAGGGCTCCCCAAACTATTAGAGTTAATCTTACGTACTTCATTTTAGTGCATTCATGGTCTGCTGCTTTGCTTCTTCTCTTATTTCTTGTTGCTGAATGTTTTGCATTCCTCGAAACAATTCTTCAACAACATGTATGATAGCATTCTTACCGTCTTCAGTCAAGTGGCTGTATTCCACACTAACTGTACTTTCGTGCCAAACTTGTCTATTCTTAACAAGTTCCATTAGAGATCCATACACCATATCCTTGTGCATGGATCTTTTAATATCAAATTTTCTCGCCATTGCTAAAGCCTCTAAAATGGAGAAATCGTGGAAAACGTAAAGAATAAGTACCGTCCTGATTTTGGGTAATCGCATCAGCCCGAACTTCGACAACTTTGCCAACTGCATCTTCACGGCTGGCCCAATAAGCCACACGCTGATCATCACTAAACCCGCTACCCACATTAACAAGAATTGTACGCCCATCATCAACACCTTCACAAACAAATGCGCCAAGTCGCCCGATATTTTTACCAGTACCCTCTTCAACACTACTACGGTTAAACTAACATCAATAAATGGTTTCAACTTGAGCCATGCTACACTACGCTTAACTTCGTAGGGTGCTTCCGGGTCTTTAAGCATAATACCTTCATACCCGCCGGCAATAGCTTGGGCATTAATTTCTCTGTAACGAGTTTTACCTTCGTCAGTATCTAAGTCAACAAGTTCGTGACCAACAACTGCAACATTAGGCAATGTATCTTTATGCTTTTTGTGCCAGTAGTAGACCATGTCGCTACGATCCGATTGCTTTTTATCCCAAGCACCTTCCTCAAAGTTTGATAATGGAATAACGTCAAACAAATTAAGAATGGCGTCATCACTTTGGACATCGCTCTTACGATGTACTTGTTTCATTAAGTCTTGGAAACTGCTAGACATTACTTCACCATCTAACACTAGGTCGTAAGGTGGAGGGTCTTGTTTAACTACTGCACTAATCTGTTCTGCAATGTGTGGAAAGTTTACCAACTCCTTACCATTCCGACTAAACATATCGACACGGCCGTCACTGCGAACAATAGTGATAACCCGAACCCCATCAAGTTTAACTTCGATAAGTTTTTTTCCTGTAACCTTAGACTCATGGTTTGCACTATCGTGAGCAAGTTGACAACCGAAAACAGGAATGCTATAGTCAGCATATTTCTTCTCCACAACTTTATTGATTGTTTTTTCGCTTACACCGCAGCGTAAGTCTTTGATAAGGATACGACGATACCAACCATTCCACTCACGCTTAGTAGCTGAGTTCATCATTGTTTCGATCATAGTCCTCGCTGTATTACCGGTGACATTGCGAGTGACAAAACCAGTAAGAGCGAGAGTAAAACTATCCCAAGGTAGCCCAGGACCATCTTCATTTGTTTTCTCCGGTATTTGTTTTAGTCCAAAAGTAATCATTGGATCAAGTGCAAGGCGACAACCTTCGAAGAATTCTTTATTACCCATTTCAGCTTGCGCCAAAATGATAGCTTCTTTATTCAAACGCGAAGGGTGATCTTCTAATGAAGAAATAACGCTGTAGCATGGATCGCTCATCTTAACCTCTTTAACTGTTTAAGTGTATATTATACACTCTAGTTATCAATAAGTCAAGTGGTTAGTGGTTTTAAATGGTTTGCCTAGGTAGGCGTTTTCCAAATTACGCATAATTTTGAGCTTCATTCTGCGTAGGATTTTATGGTTATGATCGCCACCAAAAAACTTCATATAGTTGTACCACCAACTATTCTTGTGTCTTCTAGCACCATCACTATCCATATAGCGTTTGATTGTAGTAGGATCGTAGCCAAAACGATCAATCATTTCGCAGGCAATATTGAACGCAAATGCGCCCATTTCATCCCTGTCACCGTAGTACTCTTGCTCACGAGCAATTGCCGTAATTTCAGCAGTACTTTGATATCCAGGAATTGATTTAAAATTTCTAGCACGAAACTGTCGCATGTGGATCATTTCGTGTAGCATAATGTCAGCAAAACGTAAGCTCATACGTTTCCAACGATAGTCGGTAATTTTTAGAGTAGTATCGCTAATATGATAGTGCAGATTAAGTTCAATAGCAGTTTTATACTTGTTATCATAATCGCTATGATACATTCCGCCCATGTAGACGTATCCACGCTTATTGTCTGAATTAGTATGACTAACAACTTTAATAGGCAACCATGCTTTAACATGGTAACTTATAAGTTTTTGTATCTTTTTAGGAGTCAATGATTTACCCACAATACTCTTGTTTAAAGAGTAAAAGTATGAGTACAACGAATCGCGGTCCAATTCAGCCCAATTGAAGTAAGGCATAGTACACTCCTAGACATACTATTTATAGCAGCCCAGGGTGTACTATTATATACGCACTTTATGGGCGTTTATCAATCACTTTATCAGCTAAACCGTAGGCTACAGCTTCTTCTGCGCTTAAGAATGTATCAAACTTCATGGTTTCAAACAATTCTTCGTACTTTTTACCCGCAGTATTATGCTTAACATACAGCTCAGTTAGACGCTTATTAATGCGAATTGACTCTTCAATGGCACGTTTTGCATCTTCAAACTCTAGTTCTTGTACGTGTACGCTACCGCTTGTACCACGTGTGCCAGAACTAACGCGGTGAATCATTGTACGTGCCTCTGGCAATACGTAACGCTTACCGGGATGCCCTGCTTGTGCTAAGAACGAGCCCATTGAACATGCTTGACCTAGTACGTAAGTTGCTACATCAGGCTTGATAAATTGCATGGTGTCGTAAATAGCCAAGCCCGCAGTAACAGAACCGCCAGGACTATTAATGAAAAAAGTAATGTCCTCATTGCCTTGGCTTTCTAAAAATAGTAGTTGAGCTACAATTACACTAGATGTATGCTCGTTAACATCTGAGTCAAGCATAACAATACGGTCTTTAAGTAAACGACTGTAAATGTCATATGCACGTTCTCCACGTGCTTCTGTTTCAATAACTGTAGGGATTAAACGTGTCATTAGCGATGTTTCCAAAAATTAAAATTTAAATAAATGAGCCCTGCGTTAACAGTGGCCCAAAACCATTGTTCATGTATTATATTATCAAACGTAGCAAAACACAACCAGCCAATTACCCACCAAGTAATTTCTGTCTGATTATTTCTATACCAATCTAAAAAATTCATTATGCTGCCTTTTTACTTTTAACTTCTAGTTCTTGTTCTGGTACTGGTACTGGCTCTCCACCATCTGGATCATCTTCCGGACCATTGTCTTCATACTGCAATACTTGATCACGGAACACTTCTAACTGTTTGATCATATTATCAATACCACCAGCGTTCATTGTAATTTCACTATAACCCATTTGGAAACTAACACGACCATTGCTAGTAAGACCCAAACGGTAGTAAGTAGTAACAGGCTTTTCTGGCTCTGGAGGAGTATAAGGAGTTTTAACTTCTGTCTTCGGAATATCCGGAAAAGCAACTACGTTACTTTTCTTTTTGAACATATCAAACATATGATTCTCTTTCATATTAAGCCGGCGAGCCAGCGGATTACAAATTAACGGTAAAGCAATTATACACAACCACGCACACTCAATCAATTCAAATCGAGCAAATTTCTCAACAAATGTGGAATACATTCCAACGGCAAGGTAAATGGCACTTGCATAAAATAGCCAATACCCTGCCGTTGGTTGCCAAATAATTCGGCGCCACATGTTACTTGCCCATGTTTAACATCATACCGTTGCTACCATTAAGAACAGTAGTTGGCAGTTTACCATCCCACTTCTCAATCCACTGTAGCTGTACGTAGTTTGCACCACCGTTGCTTTGAATAGCTTGTGCTTGGATACTAATAGCCTTAGCTTCACCTTCAGCTTGAGCAATGCGTGATTTAGCTTCAACTTCAATTCGACGCAAGTCTTGTTCAGCTTTGGCAGTTTGTTGCACAGAAATAACTTTCTGCTCAATAGCCTTCTGATAGTCTGCACTGAATCCAAAGTTAACCAAACTAATACCACTTACGTCAATATCAAACGGAGCAACCTTAGCTTTCAACATTTGTTGAATTTCGTCACTAACTTGCTGACGCTTAGTAATCAATTCTTCACTTGTGTAGTGAGCTGTAACCGATTTAAACGCTTCGTTAATAGCTGGTCCAAGAACCTTTTCATCTACGTTAAGTCCGAACTCTTTGTAGATCTGTGGAACCTTTGCAGCGTTCAAACGATACTGAACAACAATATCTGTGTGAACTTGTTGCAGATCCTTAGTTGATGCATTAGCACCAGCCAGTTGATCCTTTTGCAGTCGTACATCAACATCTTTTACAGAGCTGATTGGATTCACAAAATGAACACCTTCGGTTAGTGCATTTGGATTCACTTCACCTAACGTAACGATAACACCAGTATGGCCCGCACTAATAACAGTGAACGAACTAAACGTAATGCCACCTACTAGGATCAGCACACCTGCTAAAATACCTAGTGCTTTTTGGTCGAGCAATACAATAATTGCTCCTGCGGCAACAATTGCCAGTAATACGAAAAATATGATTGAAAACATTTAAGTTCCTTTATTGGATTGGAAATGGACTAACAAGAATACGTGGCTCGATGTACACAGGCTTAGCCTTGCCATCTTTGTGATCTACGCACAGAACCCAAGTACCGTCAGCACTTGCTGGGCTGTACAACCCGTTTGGATCAGCTTGCGGAATTACAGCATTGCCGTGACCGCTATCATACACGACACGACTTGGGTTAGTATATTGAGTAGCATACGGCAATCCGTAGCCGACTGAATCACATACCTTAGTCAATTGGTTATTCATACCAACCAAATAAGTTGTAGTAGCTACGTTCTTGTCACGCAACTCCATAATGTCTTTCATCATGCGCTTTTCAGCAAAGTTTACGATAGCTGGCATGCCAACTTGTGTAACTGCCTGGAGGCTAAGTTCTTCTTGCTTCTTACGTTCAATCTGTGTCGAAGTAGCAGGACCAGGGTCACATGCTGTCATTAGGCATGACATAGCAAGAATTGCTGCAAAC